TAGACCTCGGGTCGTGTCAGTTTGAGTTTCATGTGTGTTAATCTTTGTTGTTTCTTGCGAGTCGGTTGGCTTCCAACTTCAATTTATCGACGAAGTAAGCAATGTCTTGAACGCGGGTTGCCAATTACAAATCCTGCAAATCTCGGGATTCTAGTTCAAAATCCAGAGATTGAATCAACATCTCGATTTGCTTCACATTTCTTTTTATCGATTTGTAGTTGCTCATTCGATATCCTTTAGGTTTTCGGATGAATTCAAACGCTTCCATTCATCGTGTTCAGCACGACAAGCGAGAAGGTCTGAAACGTGGAGAACATACGGCAGATTGGTTTTGAGGTTCTGGTCGCTGTTCTTGGTGATAAAGTAGTCGTGGGAAGCTTCGTCATACAGACCATCTGCGAGCTTGATGCCCAGCGTTTCTGCCATCGTGACTTTGATGCCATACTTTTGAAGCTGGAACAGGGCACGGTCTGGAACTGTCATGAATTGCAACTTGGGATTGAACTTGTAGATTTCGCCACGGTTTTTGACGTGCCACTCGCTCGTGTTTGGAATGTATTGGGGACCGCTTTCAACGTCACCAAGCTTACCAAGGTCGTGGTGCAGTGCGGCGAAGATGCGCTCTTCGTCTGTGAAACTGGCTTCGCCGCCGATGGCCGCATAAAGTTTGGCCACGCCACGAGATGCTCGTTCAACGTGCAACACGTGTTGGAGATAACCACCCTCCCACGCATGGTGGAAATGAAGATAGGATGAGGCTGGCGCAGTTGCGAGAGACAAGCCAAGCTCGTTTTCGCTATACATGTGAAGCAAGCCTTCGAGGCGTTCGCCTTTGAAGCTTGTTTTCAAAAACTCAAGGAAGTAGTTGTAGTTCTCTTGAATTTGGTTTTCGTTCAATACGTGTCCATTATGGAAGTTGTAACTCATATGATTTCAATTGTCACTTTGACTTTTCTGGGGGTGTTGTTGGCGATGTTCGGAGAAACCTTTACATCAAATTCGGCGGAAGAGGCATATAGCGGGGAAAATTTGCTGTTCTTCGTTTTCAAGAAATGTTCTTTCAATTCCTTTGTGACTGGATTGGTGACAACGCTCGTATAATGAAACACGTCGCTGGCCCAGTCGTTCGCAGCGTGGTGCGCTTCGCGCTCCAAGAGATATTCCAAAGAGACTTCTTTCCAATGGCGTTCTGGTATACTCGCGAATCGTCTCATGTTCGGGCTCTTGAAACGAACATCCTTGTATTCGTCGCCCTTGCGAATATACTCCCAAGAGTCGTCCAAGAATTCCCAGCCTTGTTTTTCTAGCGATTGTATCACGCCTTTTGATGCCCGGGACAACTGCGAATAGATATTTGTCATCCCTTATGTGTAGGGAGCACACAAACAAAAGTCAATCTATAAGAACTCAGCGAATCTTGCTGAGTTCGTGTTGGTAGTGGGCGTCCTTGAATTTACCAACGAGCGGCGAGCTATTCAAATGAAGAGCAACGCAGCCGTGTTCTGGACGAAACTCACCAAATGTGGGAATGCAATAGTCCGGGTGTGGCAATTGAGAAAAATTGATGCCTTTTTCTAACTGACGGCTGATTAGATACGCGATGCAATTTTGTTCCAAGAACGGGTGAGTGGCTCCACGAGAACCGTGGCGATATAATATCTCCAAACATTTTTCAACTTCGTCAAGTGAGAAGTGGCTCTTGGACGGAAAGAAAGTCATGCCCGCATTGATGTTGCGTCGAATCGTTGTGTCGTTGTCTTCATCGCGGAATGGAACGCAGTAAGCAGACCACGTGTCGCGGAAATAGAAACCAACTCCACGGCGAACGCAATCAAGCAATGCTTCGGGGCGACGGCAGAAAAGAATGTCTGCGTCCATCTGAATCACTCGACCGCTTTCAGAAAGCAGGAATGGGTCAAACAACTTGATTCTGAAAATGGTATGATGGGCCGCGAAGCGGAAATGGAAGCAGTGTGGATGGTTGATGAGCAGTGGAGCCACAGCAGCATCAGCATCCTTCCTGCGCCATATTTTCAATGGTTGGATAGCCATTGACAACGTGAGTATGTCCATGTCATCAAACGAGCCATCTTCATGAACGACGGTGAGAAAATTCAAACCGGTGTGGTGCTTGAATAGCTTGATGGTATCAATCCACAGATTGACATCGCGTTTGCAAATCAGGGTGTGAATTTCTAGGTTTTCCATGAGCGGTTGGTATAGTCGATGCGCTTGTAATAGTCGTCAGGAAGAACCGTTCTTGTGGCGTAGTCCACATACTTCCATTCAGAAAGAGGAACACGCAGGTCGCACGCAGGATATTTCATGTCTCCTAGCGCGAACGGGCCGGTGATTGGCATTGGATAGTAAACCGTCTTGGCGTCTGACAAGAATGCTACCCACCACGAATATGTGCTCTGCGAGATGGCGATATGCTGAAACTTCGCACCGAAGGCCATCGACATAATCGGGCGGTCGTAAATGCGCACAAAAATTGGGTCGTATGGATAGAACTCCTTGAGATACTGATATTGGTTGTTGTGCCCAATGCTACCCGGGTTGGTAATGATGAACACGCGATTCCACTTGCGGCTCTCAAGGACAATCTTGAAGAAATCGAAACCAAGCAAACGGTCCTTGTTCTGGTCGTTGGTATAGTCTTCCAAGCGCAGAGAAATAACAAGGTCGTCGGGATGAATATTACCATCAAACTCGTAACGGTTAAACCAGTTTCTTGTGCCAAGGTCCGGGTGCAGCTTGAAAAACTCAAACTTGCTCATGTCGATTTCTGGGAACTTATACCAAGCTTTGAGCTTGTTGCGATATGCGTGATAGTTGTCTCCGATTTCGAAATTGCCGAGAAGAACCAGCCACTTTTTGTGGATATCCGGGGTGTCCAAGATTTTCTTGACCGTGATGATGTCGGAATATTTCTCGACCTTCTTGCCCTGAAAATGTGGGTCGATAAACCACGCCATGTTGTCGTTGTCGTGGACTATCGTGCGAACGTTCTGTGGCAGATGCTCGTTCATCGTGAATTTGTCGTCATGTTTGGCCACGTCCTTGGTGGCTTCAGCGATAAGAGGGAATTCGGTTATTTCCGTGCCCTTGGGAATATTGACGGCGGTGCCAAGCGCGTCGGCAACGATGCGCGTGAATGCGTGCATGAACATGCAATTTCCCACCCGACCACTGTAAAACCATAGTTCTGTCATGTTATTTTGTTCCTATTTCGTATACGTGAGTTGTTTGTTGCCTCTTTCCGATAACATTGCCCATGCGATGACTGAGATTGTCAAGGTGGATGGCCTTGTATTGTCCAATGAACCCGGAGAAATCGACATGCCCCCATTCTCTTGCCATCTGCAAGAACACTTCCGCGTCAATGTTCACCGTGAATGGATATGGGAACTCAATCTTGGAGTCAATGAATGCCTTGCGCCGCCAAGCGATTTGAGACATATCCAGCGCATAGTATGGGTGAATGGTGCCCGTTTTGTTCAGAGTGTGATTCCTGAATTCGAGCGGTTCCACTGGAATCTCTGCGGGCGGATTATATTGCTTGATGTGGCTGTAAACGTAGTTTTTTGAGGGATGTTCCAGAAACCAGCGCCTCAGATTGGCAAGATAGTCGCCATAAAGCGAATCGTCGTCGCAGAGCATGAAAACATAATCCGCGTTGCTGGCGGCGATAGCTTCATTGGCATACTTGCCCATGAGAGAACCGTTGACGCCGTTTCTCTTCATCTTCTCTTCTATCGTGTCGTTGATGCGATAAAACTTGGCTTTGTGTGCGTCTGCACCAAGAACTTCACGTGCGATGGGTTCACCCGGAGTCTCAGAACCATCATCAATGAACGCAATCTCCCAGTTGGTGTATGCTTGTCCCTTGACGCTGTTTAGTCCGTATTTGACTAGGTTTGGGCGGTTATAATAGAAGAGGATGATGAGGAATTTTTCGTTCATCAGAGCGGAGTATCTACCCGGTTCTTCCATTGCCCATCAGTGCCATGCGGCCAGAATACCCACTTTTTTGGTTCATCGAATGACTTGAATTTTACATCATGGGTTGGGGTGTAAGCGGCGAGGTCTTGGCGGAAAAGCACGCGACCGTGCTGAGATTCCACGCCAACGTAAATGAACTTGATGTTCTGGTCAGCGAGTGGAGGCAGGGTCAGGGTGTAACTGTATTCTTTTTCCTCAAGCTTGGCCCAATCGGTGGTATCGTTGATTGGTGGCTCGTCGCCAAGGATAGAACGAGGATGCAGTTTGCGTTTGGCAAAATCGATACCAGCATACAACTCATAGTCGTGGTGGGTGCGAACGGTGCCGAGACCGTAAATCGTGAGGTCGATGTTGTTGTCTTCTTCACGAAGCATGTGACGCAAACGGCGCTTGGATGCCACGTCGCGCTCATACCAAGTGAGTTCAGTCAACCCCTGCTCTTTCAGCTTTTGGTCATGGTCTGACCAGTGCTTTGTGCGGCCTTCGCGGGTATATTCGTGCCAGATGATGGTTTTGTGGGGATGGAACAAATCATAACCGAGCGTGAACGAACGAATGCTCAAGCTGATTTCGTCGCCCGCGAAGTAGATGTTCGGGTCATACTTGTATTCCTGACAGTGTTGACCGATGGTGAAGAAATAGTGACCGCTGACAAAGCGGGCGCGGATTGGCTTCTTGAGATTTTCCCAACCAGCGATGCTGTGAGGATAGAAAAGAATCGTGCCGCCTTCCGTGAAATTGGACGGAACCATCTTGTATGGGTCAACGTTGAGCAGCTTGTTCTCTTTGGGAGAATACATGCCAGCGTATGAGCCCACAATTGGCTTCGGACTGCCGGTGAGTCGCATCATTTCGATAAGCTCTTCGTCCCAGTTTTGCAAGAAGCGATGGTGTGAGTCAAGCTGAAGGGTATACTCTTCACCCTTCCACATCGGTTGAATCAGGCTGCGAGCCCAGCAAAGACCTTTGCTCTGCTGCCACGGAATATCCAAAATGGTGAAACGTGGGTCACTGGCGAATTCAGCCATTGTTTCGTTTTCATCACGTTGCCAGCAAATGCCGAAGGTGAGAAGTTCCGGCTTTGCAGCCTTGGTGATACAGTCACGAATTGTTGGAAGCAACTCGGGGTCGCGATAAGACGCGATTTGAACGAAGATTTTGCGATTACTCATAACCTGTTATATAGACTAGTTTTCTATATATACAAGTTAAAAATAAGAAATGGCCAAGTAAAATAACTCGGCCAAATCTTATGGCGAGAACATCGCGGTGACAGTGCGGTTGCCGTCCATGAACACCGTGACGGTCTGTGACGTGTCGTTCGTGATAACGGTATTGTTGATACCGGTGCCGGTCGAATTCCAACCATCCCAGAAGTCGCTGCCTTCGGTTGCCACCAAGACGTGGGTCGTGCCAGCCGCATAGGTGCCACCAGCCGTCACACTTCCGTCACCAGACGTGTTCGTTGTCAGGGTGTAGTTAGGAGTAGATGGATTTGGTGGAGCATAGCGCGAGATACCGAGTTCGAAGCTCGTGGCACCCTGCATGTTCCAAGAAGCATTGATGTTGAAATCGCCGCCGCCGTGTGTGGTGTTGGTCTTGTAGGCCGGGCTCGTTGTTGTGTCGCCGTTGAAATTCCAATAACGCTGATAGTATGTGTTATTGCTCGTCATGTAACCACCAATGGTGTTGTCGGCCACGCTGAGATATGGGATATTGCATCCGGCTGGGGCTCCGTGGATGGTGATGTAGCCATCGGTCCAACCCATGCCGCTTGGTCCACTGGTTTGACCAGAGGTTGCGAGGGAGGAGTCAACGAACTTACCAGAACCAGCGGTGATAGAAGTCGAAACGCGACACTTGACTGCGCTGTTCGGGCTTCCGTTGAAGGTGACGGCCACGTTGTAAGACTTACCGTCTTCCAATTCAGACGTGCTGATATTGAAGGTTTGTGCTGCGGTAACGCCGGTTGCGCTTGCGATGGTCGAGCCATTTTCCGTGATGACGATGTTCATCGGATATGGGAAATTGCCCGCGCCGTCGTCGCAGACATAAACCTGAACCGAGGTTGCACCGGCTGCACCGTTCACGATGAAGCCAGCGTTGAAGTTGTTCGCGTAGCGCGTGCCGTAATACCAACCGGAACTGTAAATCCAGCCAACATAGTCTGCCGAGGTGTAGGTCAAGTCAGCGACCGGTGTTGGGGTCGGAGTTGGGGTTGGCGTCGGCGTTGGGGTCGGAGTAGGAGCCGAAGCAACGTTGATTTGAATCGACGAAGCATAGTTGGCTCCCGCCACGTTGATGCCGGTGACGTTGAGGGTGTATGTTCCAGCCGTGGTGAACGTGAAGGATTCATTCTTCGTGATGTCATTACCACTGTAAGTCAAGGCACCGCCACTGTAGTTCCAAGTTTGGGAAGTTGGACCAGAGATGGTCATGGTGATGAGTGACACGGTATGAGTTGCATCCGTGACCAGCGCGGTGAGAGTGACGGTGTTTCCAGCAACCGAGCCAGTGATACCAGCTTCGAAGCCATCCACGAAACTGCGCACACTGGCCAATGTAGCACCAGAAGGTGTTGGGGTTGGCGTCGGCGTTGGAGTTGGGGTTGGGGTTGGCCCAATTGTGACCGTTGGTGTTGGAGTAACGGTTGGGGTTGGTGTTGGAGTAACGGTCGGGGTTGGTGTTGGCGTGACCGTTGGAGTTGGCGTCGGGGTAGACGTTGGTGTTGGGGTTGGCGTGACCGTCGGGGTCGGAGTTGGGGTAGGTTGCGGAACCAAAGACATGGTGACTGCCGCACTACCTGTGCCGTAAAGATTTGAAGCGAACACGAAACCGTAATATGTTCCAGCAGCGCCGTAGTTGGTGCCGGTGAGTGTGCCCGTTGTTGGGTTGATGCCGATACTGCCCCACGTGAATCCGCTTGCGCTGTAGCGGGTTGGTGCGTTTGTTGCGCCAATCTGATAATTGAATGCGCCGTTCACTTCGCCATTGAGTAGCAGACTGCTTGTGATAACCGGTGCTGGTGGGGTGTAATACAATGGACCGTATTCCGAAACATAGCCCACAAAGCTGAATGTGCATGGAGCGTTGCTGGAACTGAGGAAAGTATAGATGCTCTTTTCGGTGTGAGCCACGCCGAACTCGGTCAGAGGAAGATTGTTGCGATTGAAGATGGCATTGACAAGACCAACGCGGTTATCGCGCCAAGAACCAACACCAGATGCACCATATGGAGCAACCGATGCGCTGGTGCCGATGGTGAGCAGTGCGGAACCCGTGGTATACAGGAAGCATTCGGTCAAAACGTAATTGTCTGGCAACACGTCCCGCTTTGTGCCGTTGCCAAGATAACCGGAACCACTCTGCTTGAAATACAGCTGGAATCTCTTGCTTGGATTGGTTGCGCGAACATTGCTGCCGGTCGGGATGAGCATATGATTCGTGCCCACGGCGTCGAGCCATTGAGTTGGACCCGGATTGAGATTCTCGGAGAGGTAAGAAGAAATCAATTGACCGCTGGCACAGTTAACGCCGGAATAGAACATTGATTTCACTGCGCTTGGAGCAAGAGCAATGTTGAAGACATGTGCTTCGTAAATTGTGCAGTCGATGTTTGGTCCGATTTCAACGCCGTTGCCCATCACGGCGAATGAACTGGTGGTGCCAACATATCCGCTGCCACTGGTAACAAAATCACCGTTGATGTAAAGCGAGGCTGTGCCACGATTCACTGTCATCACCGCCTCAAAAGCGTGACTCTGATTGTTCGTCACAAAATTGGAACTGGTGAGATAGGCTGGCAAGCCGCTGATATATCCAACGAGGTCATTGTTTCTCACACCGATGAAAGACTGGTTTCCGTTGCTCGTCAGGTCATATGCGCTTTCACCGAGACCAAAAAGAACGCGCTGGGATGAGGTAGCAAAAAAGTTTTCAGGGATGGCGGCGCGAACCATCAGGGTATATTCATTGCCCTGCATCGGGAAGCTTGAGTAACAGCGGTCGTTCAAGGAGACGTTGGAAGCAGAACCGGTGAAGCGCAAGCCGTTCGCATTTTGGAACGACTGTTGTGGCATGTTCCATTCAAAGAACCCACCCGAAGCCATATACTGACCCAATTGCTCAACTGTGATGGCCTTGGTCTCGCCGGTCGCGCTGCTGGTTGCGCTTACGTCAACGATTGGAATCAAGTCACCGGCAACCACGTTGCCCACGACAAGTCTGTTTAGGTCTGTAATTTTCTGGTTAGACATTGCTATGAATATATATTAAGTCGCGGCGGTTCTATCACGTATAATAAGAAATCTGGATGGTTCTTGAGGCACCCTCGACGCCCGGAGAATCCGAACTTGCATTGGCGAGAGCAAACAAGGCAACCGCTGTGCCGTCACCAAGATTGACGCTATAAACCGTGTTGGAGTAATTGCCGCTATGGAAAGTGGTGTAGGTTGCGGTGATAGAATCCGCAATCCAGTCTGGACCAACCTTGTTGATTCCGGTGGCCGTCAAGGACACTGTGCATTCAGCCTCAAATCCTGTGTCGGTCTTGTCCGCACCATAGTTAGTGCCATTGATGCGAGTTTCCGAGCTGGCCACACCATTGAACTCACCAAAGCTGTAGGCGTTGATATACAACGATTCGATGTAGGTTGAGCTGTAGCTGTTCAAGTTCACGTTTGTTGTGCCACTACCGGCTCCTCCGCTAAACAACGTGTCAGTTACCAGTCCCGGGGTTGGGGTTGGGGTTGGTGTAGGCGTTGGGGTCGGAGTTGGCGTCAACGTTGGGGTTGGGGTTGGAGCCACACCGGCCATTGCAACCGGAGTAATGCTTTGAGCATATGCTGGCATGGTGATGGTTCCATACCATGTCTGACCAATGTTGTATTGACCCGAAACCGTAATGCTTGGTGTGGTTGACCAGTAATCCAGTTGATAACCACTGTCAATCGTGGCGCTGATGTTAATCGACGAGCCACCAGCATAGTTGCCTGTGCCAGTGGTGCTGGCGATATTAGCTCCACCGTTGACCGATAGAGAATAGAGAGAAGTTGGAGTTGGCGTCGGAGTCGGAGTCGGAGTTGGCGACGGAGTTGGTGTCGGAGTTGGGGTCGCAGGAACCGGGGTCGGAGTTGGGGTCAACGTCGGTGTTGGTGTTGGAGTAGAGGTCGGCGTTGGCGTTGGTGTGGCTGTCGGGGTCGGAGTAGGTGTTGGGGTAGCCGTCGCCGTTGGGGTCGGAGTTGGGGTCGGAGTAGGTGTTGGCGTCGGGGTGGACGTTGGTGTTGGTGTCGGCGGCTGGATGTATGAAACTACGTCATACGGAGCCGTGTATCCCTCAAAACTGAACGTGCATGGTGCCGCGTTGCTGTTGTGATAAACATACAGAGTCTTGTCCATGTGGGCCACACCAAAGTAGTCCAACTCAAGCAAATTCTTGCTATAGATTGCATCAGTTAGTGCAACGCGGTTGTCACGCCACGAATACACATTGCTTGCGCCAGCGGGGGCAACCGATGAAGTAGTGCCAACTGAAAGTGATGGAGAACCAACGCTGTAAACGAAACAGTTAGTCAGCACGTAGTTTTCCGGCAACACCTGACGCTTATTTCCATTGCCGAGATATCCATCCAAACCATCACTCTTGAAGCGAAGATGGAAATCCTTTCTTGGACGGGTGGCGCTTGCCCCGCGCAATGGCAGCAGCAAATGATTTCCGTTGGTGCCATCAAGCCATTGTGTTGGACCCGGGTTCAGGTTGACTGGACTGTAACTCGCCACCAGCCTCGAATCGGTTGCACTGATACCGGCGTGGAAACTCTGGTAAATTTCTTGTTCACTCAAACCAACACCGAACACGGAAACGTCATAGATTTTGCAATCAATGTTCGCTTCGGTCTCGGTGCCGTTACCCAGCGCAATCACCTTGTTGTAAATTGGAACCGCGCCATACAACTGACCCACGAGTGCGGCGTTCACATAAAATGAAGCCGTTCCATTCGAGACGCTCAATGCGGTGTGTAGCACGTGATTGCCGTAATATTCAAAGAAGAAAGGATATGAAATTGGGAAAGTCAATCCGTCCACGCCAGCGACAATGTCCGTTCCTTGAACACCAATAAACGCGACGTTCGCACCTCCTGACAATTTATCGAGCGATTCGCCAACACCAACAAAGGCTCTTGTGAGCGAAGACGTTTCAAACCCTTGTGGCACAAACACCCGCGCCATGATGGTATAATCGGTGAGCAATGCTGGGATGCTGCCATAGCAACGCAAATCAACATCGCCCGCTGGAACAACCGAGGGGTCAAAACCCAAACCGTTGCTGCGAAGATATCCGTGTTGGTTGTTGCTCCACTGACCGCTGGCAGAAAACAGATATCGAGCAAGCGCTTCGGCGGTGATTTTCTTCGTTTCCTCGTGTGGAGGATACAAACTGGCTGTGATGTCAACGAGGCCAATCGTGTCGCCTCGTTGAACCTCACTACCAGATAGAATCAGCAGCTCGCTTGTTTTCTGACTATGTTGTATCATACGGTTTCATTATAAATATCAACACATGGCCAAAATGTGTATATATTGGCCAAACCAGAAACCACCCGGAATTATTATATCTTAACCGAGGCTCTTGACCTTCGATACGATGTATTTTACGAGTGCGCTTCGCAGAATGTCCTCTTCGGTGAACTCGAAAGTGTAAATTCCTTGCTCTTTGCTTCCGTCGTCGTTGAACAGGTTGAAAATGGACTGGAATCCCGACCGACCGTTGATGTCGGATTGTTGCGGGTCGCCGCACAGGAATAACTTGCTGAATTCACCGGCACGGGTCATGAGAGTGACCAGTTCCTTTTTGGTGAGGTTTTGCATTTCATCGCCAACCACTGCCTTGGCGTTCCAGTTTAGACCACGGAGATATCCAACAGGAAGACCTTCCACACGTTGGTCTTTGATGAGATACTGCACATTGTCTTTTGGTAGAAGCTCGTCCAGCTTATCCAGCAACGGACGAGTGTATGGAGAAAGTTTGTCGTCAGCCTCGCCGGGAAGCGTGCCCATTTTAACATCGGCACTTTCAACGATACTGCGAACATAGAGAATGTCGCTGACTCGTTTTTCGTTCATCAGCATGAGTGCTGCAAGAACGGCGAGATATGTTTTGGTGGTTCCGGCAGGACCGGACACTAACACCATTTTGACTTTTTTATCGAGAGCTAGTTCAATGAACTTTTTTTGCTTCTCAGTCAATTCTCGATGGATGATTGAGAGCGGAGTTTGAATCTTGTCGCGTTGGTATACTACTGGGCTTCTGTCTTTCTTTTGGTTTGGGTTTTGGGCGTCTAGCTGTTTTAGTTTTTGGTTCTTCAGTCGTTTTGATTTGGACATGTTATTTTACCTTTGTGTATGAGTAGACGTAACTAAGCTTATCCATTTTGTTGATGGCCCGCTTTGTTTTTTCGCACAGTTCAAACTGTTCGTTGTCGAGGCAATAATCAAAGACGCCTTGAAGGGCTTCTCTGAAATCTTTGCGATTGATGACAACCACGAAACTTGAATTCTCGAAGCAGAAGACTTCCACGCCCCCGAGACGATTTTTGAGCGCATACTCGATGTTGGCGACGATGCGTTCGTTCAACTCTTTGCGGTTCTTTTTTACGTATTCTTCCATACCGTTGTTGTCGGATGGAAGTTCCGTGACCTCATAGCGTAGCGTTGACTTAGATGCTGGCTTCTTTTTCTTTGGAGACTTCTTCATGTCTATTGGATAAGTATATTTCCAGCCACGCTTTTCCGAGCATGTTCACAAACTTCTCGTTTTCGGACAATTCGGTTTCTCCCATCGCGTCCAAGATGATATGGTTGACTTCGTGAAAAAAGGTTTCGATAACCACATTGTTCGTGATAACCATTTTGTCTTCTTTCATCACACCCTCATCTTCATATCTCTTCACAACTTCACCGGGAGGCTGTAAACGAATCTGTTTGAGGTCGTCGTCGGCGGTTCCATAACACCCTTCCTTTTCATACAGGTCTTTGTCAAACGAGACGCTGTAGCTATGACCAAACAAGGTGAATTGGCTAGGAATTTGCAGGGTAGTTTTGTCCTCTGTAAACACTAGTTATAAGTATCATGGAAACCCCCGAAGATGTCAATTTGCTGAACAAAGCCAAAAATTTTGGCGGCGCTATATACGACTGGGCAACCACTGACAAATTTTCCTCTGTTTCCAGTGAAGATTTTCAAATACGGCACGGTATCTGCAACTCGTGTCCCCATTGGAAACCCACCGACTTTGGTGGGATGGGTGGCTGTTCTCTGTGTGGATGCAGCGTGCTAAAACTTTACATCCCGAGCAGCGTTTGCCCCGATATCCCCGCCCGCTGGAATTCTATCTCAGCCCCCGACAAGTAGAGCACCCGGTCAGCAGCTTCTTGCAATTCTCACATAGAGAATAACGAACCTCTTTTGGTCCATTGAGGTCGGTGGACACAAGAACGTTCTTGCGCTTCAAATCTGAGCATGGGCGGCAAAGATATACCGTTCCTTGTGCTCTGCGCACGCTTACTTCTTTGTCTGATATCACGAGATTCATGATATCAATAAATAGTATGCGCTAGACGCACTGCATTATCAGGTCGTAGTAATATTTGTGGTCGCGGTCTTTCTTGACCACCCCGCTCTTGTGACGAAACACTCCCTTGATGGTAAGAATGTCTTCGTCCTTTTTCAGATGCTTGTCCTTGAAAAATGTCTTGAGCAGATACTCGTTCACTTCAATATCCTGTGCAACGTTCCACCACTCGCGATTTACATTTTCGGGAACGAGCCAGTGAGCAAACATCACATGACACATTTCGTGGCATATGAGAAAAAGTCGCTTTGTTTCACCGCAACATTCCCAAAATTCTCCATTGGCGACGATGCGAAAATTGTTCTTGTGAATCTCCAACTCCACGGTTTCAACATCGTCTCTGAATTGCATTGGTTCAAACCGATTCCACATCATCCCAAATGAGTGGTTGATGGCATACAACCGTAAACCAATCCAGCCACGTTCTTTTGAGCCAATCGTTTTCATTCGAAAGAGAAGGGGAGCTTTCGCTCCCCTTGATTACTTCTTGCGCTTGCGATTTTTCTTCGGAGCTTCAACCTCTTCAACAACTTCTGTTGGAGCGGCTGGCTTTTGTTTGAGTGCTCGACGAGCGGCACTCTTCCAAGAATTTACCATCTTGCGACTGGCAAATTCAAATTTCTTACCTGCCTCAAGCAGCTGGGTCACTTCCACCTCGGAAGTAGCTGCGAGGATTTTTTGACGTAGTCCTTGCATAAAGTTTAGGCGTTTGTCTTTTCAGTCGAAGCGGCGGGGCGACGACGACGAAACACTTCTCTCACATCAAGCTTTGAGCCATCCGGCCAGCGCTTGAGAATTCCGGCCCAGTAGTTGTATTCGTGCTGGGCGTGCATCTTGTTCTCGTATTCCGAGTCCGATACGCGAACGCCATTCCGAAAAACGGCGTATGTTGGTGTGTTGTTTACCTCAACGGTATTGTCAGGCATATGTTGTATTTGTTAGAAACGACGCGAGTAGTTGAAACTGTCCAAACGGCTCAGTTCATCGGAAATATCATGCTCTGTCGGCTCAAGCCAAAGAGGCACTCCAACCTTCTGAACAGCCTTCCGCTCTGTGTTTTCAACCGTTACGACCTTCTTAGGACGACCGCGCTTGGTTGCTGTATTAGATGTTTTCTTCATCGGGTGATAGATTGGCTGCTAGTTTGTAAAATGTCAAGGGGTTTTCATTAGCGCAGACTATTTATATCTCATGGCAAAACCATCATTCTCTGCGAAAGACAGAATATTGCATGGTTACATTCACTTCAAGTGCGTCTTGAGATGCATACGCACGGGCAAAAACCCAAGTCCCTTTATAAGAGGGATTTACAGAACGTTTTTTAGCTGGAACTATTAGTTCGCAGCGAAGTTGCCCCATCCACCTTGGCTACCCACGTCGCCGTAACATGGCACGCCACTCATTTCATACCAACCATAAGTGGTGCTGGTGACAGAGATACCACATGCCACAAAGTAAATGGTGGTGGTTGGCGTTGAGGTGATGTTGTATTCCTGTTCAGACAAGTTGTAGGAAATATACTTAAAGCGTGCGCGACCGAGATTATCGGTAATGGCGTTGATGTATTGGAATCCCGTGCTTGGAGCAGTTGGCGACAAGGTTGGCGTGCTAAAATTGTCGTCATATTTCACCAACTCAATCACGCCTATTGCCGGACTTTGTGGGTAATCTCCCGCCGTGTTCTTTGTCAGAGTTTCGGAAGTGTTATTAAGCACCGCGCTGGTGAGATTTGTTCCAAGTGTGCAATTGCGGCGGTTATATCGATAGTATCCGTTGAGGCCCGTAACATCCAAACCAATGTCATTGATGTTTGTGATGCGACCCTGAACATAAGCCTTGCTCAGAGCCCCACCGGAAGCATTGTTGATGATAATTCGCACATTGTCTTCGACGGTTGAGTTGCGATATACGTTGATGATAAATGTGCCAGCACCGTTCGTAACGGTTCCAGAATAGCTGTTGCCCGATGTGCGGGTCGCTGACACAACACCGGTAATTAGCACTGGGTCGCTTGCAGATGCAGCGCGGTCCCATGTTACAACATAAGACACCGTCGTTGTTCCAGTCTGAGTCCACATGGCGACGAGTTGATTGCCGGAATTGAAGTAGACCTTGCCGCTTGCAATCATCGTGTTGAATGTGGGAGCGGCGTAAGTGTCCGCGCCGGTCACGACAACACTAATTGAGCTGGCTGAGTTGGTGCCATAGGCATTCTTTGCATACGCCGTCAGAGTGTAAGTGCCGCTCAAGTCAAACGAATATGTCTCGCTCTTTGTTGTGGTATGATAGCCATCAAAGGAGAATGGTTGGAGATAATACCAGTTGCGATTGATGCCACGACCAGCACACACGATGGACATGGTCACAACACTCAAAGTATGCAGTGGTGTGTCGGTGATGATGGTGGACAAAATAGAATTCTTTCCGGTGGTATAGTTCACAGGTCCAGACTCCGTGCCGTCCACGAAATTTCTCACACCGGGAACCGGATTCACTTCAGGAACCGCCGTGATGACGATTGGATTTCCATAAGGCGAAGCCGGAATTTGAACGCGATTTGGGTTGGTGAATTGTGCCTGAACACCACCATCCAGTAAATAACCCACGCCATAATCCGACCACTCCTTGAAGACATATCCTGCGTTTGGATACCCAACGATGTTTACCACCGAACCAGTGGCATAGGTTCCACTTCCAGACGTGGTCATGTTTGGGCCACCGTTGACTGAAAGATAGTAGAATGCCGACGGGGTTGGTGTCGGCGGCAACGTTGGGGTTGGCGTCGGGGTCGGGGTTGGAGTTGGTGAAGGTGTTGGCGTCGGGGTTGGCGTCGGCGTTGGTGTTGGATTGCCGGGAACAAGCGTCGGGGTTGGCGTCGGGGTTGGCGTTGCCGTGCTTGTTGGTGTGGGCGTTGGAGTGTAAAACGCAGGCAAATAAGTAGGTGTTGGTGTCGGCGTAGGTGTAGGGGTCGGAGTAGGAACAACCGGAGTGATATCCACCCAACCAGTATTCATTGCATCGTCATACTGCTTGTAGTAAATTTTTCCTTCGTCGGTGCGAATGATTGTGCCAATCTTACCGTAGATTTTTCCCTCTGGATTTCCGTTGTATGCGATATACTTGGACATGGTTATATCTTCTTGTTGCGAATTTCCCTGATGATTTCTGTCAGGCTCGGAAATTCATCTTCGTTGACCTGCATGATGTGATTGAACTCCGCAACACTGATGCCCAGTTTGGCAGCGATTTCAGATGCCTTGAAATTCTTTACTCCGAGCATGTCGAACACTTGTTTTTTCTTTTCTGGTGGAAGAGTGTGGATTTTCTTTTGCAGCTGCTTGATTTGGTCATCTGAAAGTTTGGCTGCATTTCCACCAAACAAATTTTGCATGAAGTCGGTTTGCTCTGGGTCGGATGAGGAGCGAATTGATGAAATTAGAGGCAATGTGGTTTTACGGTCTGACCCACGTTCCAAAAAATCAACTCGATAGTCATCAAGCTTTCCAAGTTGCTTTGCGAAGCGAACAAACATTTTCTCAAGTTGGGGCATCTTTGTTGCCACGTCGGTTGATTTATTCCAGAAGGATATCACTTTGACATCCATCCAAAGCCTTCCCGTTAAACCGAGCTTGGTGCGATACATCATGTCGTTTTCATATTGGCCATATCGCTTGAAATATTTTCCCAATGCACTCTCTTTTGACTTTATCTCAATTACCGCCGCGTCAATGTCCGAGACGTAGAATTTGCCGGTGTCTTCGAGCAATTTGAGTATCGCTTTACCACCGGTTATGCTTTCATACACCCGATGCAGGTTGCTCATTATGGTATAGTGTGGTCTCTTCGGAGCCATTACGCTGAACGTGTCAAAAATCATGAAGCTCATCGCATCATCGTCCGTCCAGTCGCATACATGGTCCGACGAACGAACTTCGTCAGGAGATTCACTCAGAATCCCCTCAAGCAAAAATTCAATGTCCAGTGGAACGCGGCGCTTCATATATACCTATAAATATAGGTTGGGCGCACATTATGGACACCGACTTACAGTGTTTTTTTAGGCGATGGTTTGGTGAGCATTGGCTCGTAATTGTAGCGGGCCTTCTGCTTGTCGTCGATACCTTGCTTGACGATTTCTGCCGCTGCGGCGTTGTAGCCGGGCGTGCCATTTTTGGGAGTCATGTCCCGAACAATCTTACCGATTTCGGATAGGTCTGGTTTCATAGTGTAAAGTTAGCGATAGCGAGCCACGATACCGGAACGGCGATTCAGTCCGGTGCCCGTGATGCTGGCGGTGTCGTTGAGAACAACCGAGGTCACTGGGTCAAAGGACGAGGTGAATCCATATCGTGTAATGTAGTGAGATGCCCCGGAAATGTAAACTTGGTTTGGTGGCCACACTTCGTAATAGTCAAAGCTGTATTTCTCCTGAGTCGCCCTCAGTTCCACCACTTGCCCCGGACTGAATGTTGACACGTCGGTTTGAATCTCTTCCACCCCAAGCGGGAATCCGGCCTCGGTGATAAGAATCGGTTGAATCGACAGATTGAAAATCGGTGTTGGTGTCGGCGTCGGCGTCGGGGTCGGGGTTGGAGTGACCGTTGGTGTCGGCGTCGGCGTGACTGTCGGAGTTGGAGTTGGAGGAGTCGTCGCCGTTGGTGTTGGCGTCGGAGTCGGAGTCGGCGTCGGCAGTGGGACGGGATAGTATGTTTGATACATGCCGCCGCCAAACATATCAACCGTTCTGTTGTATACGCTACCGTCTGCAAGATAGCTGGCTGAATCTGGAACGCCAAGATAAAGGACGGTGTTGGCATTGACCACTGCTGGGATTGGTGGTGAGTAACTGGTATGACCCACCACGGAACCGGAATACATGCCGATGCCCCTAACCAAATGAAGATTGGTGATATTGCCGCGATAGTAGGTTGGACCGGTGCTATCAAGACTGTTGATATCCGCACCAATGAACAGTGACGGAGTTGCAGAAGACAAATCGTTGTTCGACGAGCCCGTGCCAATCAACCTACCATTTTCAAATGCAAAAACAACATCGGAAATGCGGCTGATGGAATAGTTCGACCATCTGTCCTGCCACTCAACAACCGACGCACTGATTACCGTTTGCCCACGTTCAAGAACCGCCACCGAACCATTGCGCATTTCGACGTTGAGCGAACCGGAGATGGACAAAATCGTTGGACGAGTTCTGCCCGGAGCTTGACTCTGCAATTGCCACCACTCTACCGTATAGTCACCAATACCAAACGAAAAATCTTGGCTAGCGGAAACTGCCAAATAGCTTGATGCTAGGTCGGAAAGATAAATACTACCTGATGCCATATGTTTCTATATATATCAGGCTCGGGACAATATCATGCTGAGATGTGTGTTCACGCGCAACACAATGTCATATTCATCCTTGAAGTTGGCGGCGACGGGTTGAAATTTGTAGTTTGCACCATCGACGATTTTATAGTTGCTAGGAATGCGGCGCAAGAGTGTGCTATACGAAAGCGGCATATAGTTCTCAAGGCTTTCACGGTCCCAGTTGTCTTTATAGCGATAGGTCAAGATGAAACGGACAAACAGGCGATAGCTCTTGTCAATCGGACCCCACTTCTTTTCAAAGTCTTCGAGATATTTCGGGTCAACCTTGGCCTTCACCTTCGCCACGTCTTCCGCAAATTCCTTTGGCTTCACGATGTCGATGCGGTCAGGGATGGTGTCACGAATGATGACATATTTGAAGCCGCTGCCAAAAACGTCTTTCCAAAAACGGTTGAGTTGATGGGTGCTGTCGGCATACGAGTAAACTTCATGAATGACGCTGCTCAGGAGAATGGCGGGCGCGCTAAATTTACGTGCCACCTTCACCGCGTCAGAAAACTTACTCGTGAAGTCAAGCTCGGGATTGTTCTTCTTGAAGCGAGCTTCCATCCCGGGGTCAATGTCATAGCCAATGAGCTTGGCCTCGGGTTTCATTTCATGCACCTTCTTGAGCAATGTGCCGTCCGCACAGCCAAAATCCACGAGGCAATCAAAATCGAGCTTGTTCACAAACCAAGTCTTTTCACCGATGCTCTTGTTCATGCTACCGATGTAATCGTCATAGTTCGCAATCGGTGGAGCCATCTCGTCAAGCGGCTCAAACCCAAGCTCGTGGACGATTTCAGACAAAAGTATCATCCGATGCTAATCTCCGCATGGCCATGTTTCATCGCATAAAGGCAAACTTCCGCAATGCGATGCAGTCTTTCCACAATATCATCGCTGCGCAGTGCTCCGGTATACATCATGGCTCCACCATTACCGGCATCCATCGAAGGAAGTCTTTGCACCTTGTCCAAATCGTTCTTGTCGTTGTCCAACACCGCCTTGATGCGATTGTAAAGGTCAATCGCCTTGATGCTATATCCTTCTTCGAAATCGTCAAGGCCAAGCACGTCGCGATAGATGATGCGGGCATTTGCGTTGCTCATGTTCACTTCAGGAACTTCCCCGCCGCGTTCAGCGTTGTCGTTCTTGGTGATTTCGAAGCGCACGACCGGACTTTTATACATGCCGCTCTTTTCAGGCCCGCGAACACTACCCACCGCCGCACCAATCATCGGCAGATACTTTTTCACACCATCAATCACGGCCTGCACGCCAGCCTCATTGAAGCCAGAAGTATAGAAATTCATCGTGCCAATGGGGTCAAAGGTGTTCTCGCCGTCAGGAACGATGATTTCCATGTTGCGGTTTTGATAGAAATTCTCCTTGTCGAACTCACCCAGAGCGTTCACCACGGAAGTCACCACCTTGTTCTTCAAAGCGAAGGAAAGACCGAGCATGTTGTCAAGGTCTTGCTTGCTATAATCGGCCCCACGAACAGAGGTGGTCATGCTTTCGTTCAAAGGGAAAAAGTCTTTGTATCTCATGATGAGTATAAATATGAACCACCGCCCGCATATTTATACCTAAAATGGACGCCGCCAAACTCGTAAAAGTAAAATCTCGGATTCAGCCAAATGACAGAATCATCATGGCGAAGAAAGATATACTGCCACTCAAGTTTCCCGTGGAGCAAGACAAGAATACTTCCACAATGGGTAAACCATCAGGATTGTGGTATGCAGTGGGAACAGAATGGATAGAATGGATAGAAAGCGAAATGCCGCATTGGCTAGGCAAGGTATTTTATAAAATAGAGATATCAAATAAAGTGCTCAGAATCGACACTATGCCAAAGTTCGAAATGCTGATGAAGAACTATGGTGAGGCCAACAAAACCACCGGGTTCAAGTATAGTCCCAAGCACAACCTATACATAAATTGGGAAAAGGTAGCAAAGGACTACTCGGGTGTCGAGATAGCGCCCTATCAGTGGCACTATCGTCATGAATATATGTGGTATTATGGTTGGGACGTGGCATCGGGCTGCATTTGGGACAAAAGCGGTATATCTTCGATAAAACGCATAGACCTGCGCAAGAAGGTTTCTTGAAAGAAAGAAATCATATATACGAAAACCCCAGAGAAAAATTTTCTCCACGGTTATTTTCGAAAATCGAGTTAGAGGGTCGAAAAATCTGGTATAGGAAAACTCTAAAAAGAGGTTTCTGAAAACATGAAGGCGTTATATCTGGCCCTAACTGGAAAACCAGATGATGTTTGCGAGGGGTTGGTGTATATATGAAAAGTGGGGAGAAAAAATTGACCTCGTAAATAAAAGGTATGGGGAGCCCCCGGGGGAGGGGGGTCTTTACCCCACCTAGAAGACACCTAGAACCCCCACCTAGAGGGGGGTAGAAGGGGGGTTAAAACCCCCGTCCCACACCCCCACCGGGGGAGGGTTAGCGGGCAGTAAGAGCTACTGCCTCTTCCAAGCTGATGGGTTTGCCCCAAGCAGGGTCAGCCTCGCGCCAGTAGGTTGTCAGTGGGTCGAGCAGCAGGCCGGAAGGATATACCCTCGTCGTGCCAGCATATGTTCCATCCATCAACCGGACAATAACCTTCCAGTTGTTATATCCGTCACCGGGATATTTGTAATACTCAACCATGACAGAGTTGATATCCAAACTTCACCAGCACGGCGAGCACGATGAGGAGGAACATGAAGCGCAGCAGCCGACGAACGAAGCGGCCAAAGGCCGCGTCAAGCTGTTCCTCAAGCTCTTCAAGCTCGGTTTCCGAGTAGTTCTTGTTGAAGTCGATGTTGACGCCAAGGAATTTCATATTTGAGAGAGTGACTTAATTATTATAAAAGTCAAGCGGAAGAAGTTCGTATGTTTGATTTTTACGAGCGTTCTCGCCCCATTCTCTCATGTTGGGGTTGTTGATGAGATACTGCTCGAAGTCGGCCTTCGCCTTGTCAATCCACTCTTGGGAGCGGAAGTATTGATGTTCAACCTTTTCCTCCTTGACCTTGCCCTTGGGCAACATGGTGAAGGTGTATTCCTTGACAATGACCCAGCCAAGTCGCTCATCAACGCTTCTGTAGAAAACCCCCGCGTCGGTGAAGGTCAGCTTGTGAACGACGTTTGGCGTAACGTATTCAGCACCATCTGTTTTGCTGGCGTTCGGGTCGATGCGACTGGGATAGTCGCCTTCCGTGTAATCGAACGCCTTGAGTGACGACAGCACCAAGCGCAACCATTTGAAGTGCTTGGGGTGTGTGATGGTCATCATGACTTGATGATGAGAGCGATTTCGTCAAGTCGAATATAAAAATACTCGGGGCAATCCTCAACCTTCAGGCTGACGATATCATTGCCGTTCTTCTCGATGACGAAGTTGGAACAAGCAAAGGTGACGGTCTTGCCCGACTTGAGCGTGACGGTCATCTTGATTTTGCGCTTGGAGAGATTCTTGAACATGGCTGAGAGCCTGACGGCTTTCTTATAAAAGTCAAGTCGAAGAGAAGATGCTCAAGAGAGTCATCCCCGTTCCAATCACGCCCAGCGCAAGGCCGATGAGAAACCCCTTCCCGCGATAGATGATATAACCCGAGGCGTTGAGAAGAATGCCGACCGTGCCGACCGTGAGACCGAGCAATTGTAGTGAGTTCATGGTGAAAATTTCAGAAACGGCGAACGGTCTTCTCCAAATCCCAGCGAATGACCACAGTGGAATACTGCCCGCCGCCGTCATGGGACTGTTCCACCCGATAACCGAGCGGAGTGAGCTTGGCTCGCAGAGCGTCGAGAAAAGCAGCGTAAGAGCCGCCGTGATATGCGTTCGCAGGCATCTCTTCGCTGAAAGTGGTGTGCGAGGTAAACTTCTCGGGATTCGCCAGCAGAGCGGTGAGGTGGACGTTCAGTCGCTCGATGGTGCCATCAGCCGCCTTGCGGGGCTTTGCGAGGCTGCGGTCGCGAGCAGCTTCGATTTGCTTGCGGAGAACATCGACGGCGGGGGGAAGATTCATGACAGGTAGAGTGAGGACTTTTTTATAAAAGTCAAATCGAAATGTTCTCGCGGGCACAAACGCGCTGCGCTTCGAGGTTGCCGAGAACAATCTCAGCGAGAGAGCAAGTTGATGCATCGCCCATTGCCTCGATGATGCCGCGAGCGAGGTTCTTGCGGCGCTCCACTTGAATCTTGACCACGGCTGACACGCGACCATAATCCTCAAACATCCAGATGGCGCGGGTGGAGCAGCGAGCGGCATACACCGTTTCCCACTTACTCGGGGTGAAGTGGCGAATGCAGAACTTCTTGAGGGAGGCGATGAGTGTCTTCATGGATGAGAGAGTGACTCAATTATTATAAAAGTCAAGCCTTCTTGCGAAGAACGTAGCGGCGGGCGGTGGTCAAACCAAACGCCGAAGCCTCTGTTTCATGAATAACCTCGTAGGCAGAGTCGTCAACGTGATTGAAAAAGAATGCACTGGTGTTTGTTTCAACGAACGTCTGGCCGTCCACAACACCTTGAATTAGCACCATGTCACGAGATTTCGTGATTTGAAGGTCCGTGGGCTTGATTGCCGAATGACGCACAGGATGGCCCAGACAGACGATGAACAGCGCGAACGCGCCGACGACGGAAACAGCGCCGATGGCGCGCACACTGTTTGGACAACTCCACGAACGAGTGATGATGTAGTAAAAGCTGATGGCGGCTGTGGAAGCGCATCCGAAAAAGCTATAAAGAAGAATTTGAGCGGTGGTCATGAGATTGGTTGGTTAGGAGATGGTGATGAGCACAAGCCAGCCGATTAACCCGGAGAGGATTCCAACGCCAATGCTCTCGGACCACGATTTATGAGCAATCAGGCGTTGACCGAGAGTGTTGCCGATGAACAGGCCGATACCGAATGCGATGGGGTTCATGTTGAAAAGAGTGAGGATTTTTTATGAAAGTCAAGAACCACTTCCAAATTCTTCGCGGTGGCTGAGAGCCTTCTTCTTCTTCTTGGCTTCCACCTTGAGCTTCTCTTTGGCCATTGCCACCACTCCGTCAGCCACTCCGACGAACTGCGCGGCCACTTCGGGACTGCGAGCAAGCAGTTCACGGAAGTCCTCGTTGTAAGGATTCACGTTGAAAACGGTGTTGCCAGTGTGAACGAACACAGTATGGTCATCGGCATGACGGCTCGGCTCGACGGTGATGTAATTGCAGTAACCGTCAAAGCCAACGTCAACGGCCTTGCGTTCCATGCGGGCACGGGAGATGCCTTCGAGGATGGCCTTGCCAAACTGCTCGGGGTTCTTCTCGAAAGCGTGCAGCGCGTCGTTGTGAATGGTGATGGTGGTAAGGTAGCCCATGACGAGAAGAATGAGAGGTTTATTATAAAAGTCAACCAAAAATCAGCCAGAGGATGACTCCCACGATGACCACGAGAAGTTGACCCGCGACGAGAATCAGACCGAGGATTGGGCCGAACATTCCGGCTCCATTACCAGTGCTCGCCTTGTTGTCGAGAAGCAATTCCCACGGCCAGATGGTGAAGGCGTGGATGAAGCTGCCAATCTTCTTGATGTTGAACAGAGCGACGACGAAGAGAATGGCGGCGAGGATGATGATGAGATTCATGTGGATTAAAGTGACGAAGTTCTTATAAAAGTCAAGACGCAAGATGATATGCTTCCTGCAACTTGACAACTTTCATCTTCCACGCCTTGCGCATGTGTGGGTCGAGCTTGATGAGATACAGGCGAGCCTGCTCCTTGTAATCAGCGATGTAGAAATGGCAGCGGTCAATTTGATAAAGTGATTGCGTGCCATTACTGTCCGTGCAGAGAATGCCCCAGCGAATACCGTTTCCACGAGCACCCCAACGTTTGGAATCTGAGACAATGAATTTCATGTGAAGAGAGTGTAAATTGCAAAGCCGATGAGAAACACGACCCACAGCAGACCGAGCACGACAACCACCCCAGCAACCCAAAGCCAAGCCTTGAGCAGCCAGTTGAGGAACTTCTCCGTTTTGGTCGGAGGATTGGTGTCGAGCAGCGGGAAAAACGGCCCGCTTTCATCCCGGTTGCGCAGAGCGAGTAGGAGAATAAGAATCGCTGGCATGGCTCAGTCTCCGTGGTGATAGGTCGTGCTGACGAGCAACAGACCGTTGTTTTCGTTCTGACTGCCGAACACCTCCACACAGTTCAGACTGGTGAACGGATAGTGATAGTGCTTGTTGTGAAGATGGCGGCGAACCGCAGCGCCAGCCTCGGTGGTCAGCGTGCCAGTGTAGGGCAGGAGATAGTAGCTGTAGCTGTAATAGCCATTGCCGCTGTCCACCGGCTTGCCCACCGCCTTGGGCTCAACTGCGATGGCTTGACCGAAGTGAAGGCGAATGTTGTTCTTCATGGTCCCCAGTGTGCAGACATTTTTATAAATGTCAAGCCCTTCGTTACCACGAAACGTAAAGGAGGAAGGTGTCGCCCTCGATGCCATTGCGGTCGAAGAAATCGTTCATCTGACGATTGAGGTCGTCGCAAAACTCCTTGGGCGTCACTTTCTTGTTGAAGCAACGAATGGTGTCTTCGCTGAGATAATAACCGTCGTTGTCGGGATAGAAATCACCAGCGTCATCATCCCAAACATGATATTGGCGATACACCGTAAGGTGACAGCCATTGGCGCTAATGTCGTTGCAGCGAAGCTCCTGATAATCGCGGAGGAAACGCTTGTCCATCTCGTTCAGACCGGCCATGACACACGAATCGATGACAACAGAAGTTTTCATGGGTATCAAAGTGACAGTTTTTTTATAAATGTCAAGACTTTCGATTGGTTTTCTTCTTGGTCTTGACGGGAACGAGTTTGACTTGAATGAACTTTGCACCATCAACGTTTCCCCAACTCATGTCGGCGGCTCCCTTCGTAACGTAAAGTTGACCAACAACGCCGGTGTTTGGAAGAACCACCGCCCACCACAGACTGGCTCTCATGGTAAATTACCGAGTGATGGGCTTGCGATAGAGGATGATGGCATCGCCCTGACCACCGTTGTTGTTGGATGAACCGATGACGGAAAAAACCTCGGCTTCGGGATGTTTGTTCAACATGATGTTGATGGCATCAGCGATGTTGTAATACGAGACGAGCTGCTGAAAGTAGTGGTAGTCGTTCATGTTTTCAGGAAGTGAGCAGATGCAGAATCCAGCCGAAGAAGCCAGCGGAGAGAGAATACAACACACTGAGAACCACATTCGACACGGACACCTTGAAGGTATCGCCCGCATCGGCATTTGAGGCTTCTTCCAGTTCCTCGACGTTCTTGTAGTAAACGCCCTTGGGCAGATTCCACATGAAGTAGAGCGCGGTGCAGAGCAGCGTGCCCGGCGCAGGCACGTTGAAAATCAACGTGATGAACCAACCCCAGTAGAGATTGATGACCCAGCCGCGCAGGAGAGACGACGGAATCGTGAGCAGCACTGCGAAAAGCGAGATAATCAGCTTGGCTAGATTGCTCTCTTTGTTCTTGTTGCGCTGGTAGTCGGCCAGAATGTCTTCGATGCTTTGTTTGCTCATGGTGATAGAGTGTTGGAGTTTTTTTGAAATGTCAAGCGGAACGTGAAATTTACGATGCAGTCTCCTGCTGCTTCGAGAAAATCTCGTAAAGCTCGTTCGTTTCCTTCGCCCACGCTTCCGACTTGGCGAGAGCATCGTCCGCATCGGTGCAGCGCACGCCATATTCGAGCCAGAAATCGGCGTCGATGGGATAGACCATCAAACCAACGCGCATACACTTTTTGCCGTTGAGCGTGAGGATGCTGACAGAGTTTCTCACGTTCTCGGTGGTGCGCAACCTGCCCGAGAACTTTCCAAACTGGTCAAGGTTTGGATAGTAGAACAGCGCGATGAAACCTTCCGAGATGAGATAGCGAAGTGGGTCGGTCATGGTGATGAGAGTGACGACTTATTTATAAAAGTCAAGCCTTACCAGTCGATGGCAACCGCCTTACCGTAGAAAATTGCCACGTTGCCGTCATGGTCATCATCGGCGGCGTTTTCAATTTCACCGCTCTCGACCGCTTCCTGAATCAGTTCACAGGCGCGACTACGAGCATTGGCGGTAACGTCCGCGAGAGGCTGGATGAAAATATACTCGTTGTCGTCGGCGTAGCTCTGCCGCTTCAGGGGAATAGTCCGTGTGAAAATCGCATGGTCGGGCGTGGCATCAATGTCCGCGTTGTAGGGACACTTGACCACAATACCATGAGTCTTGCTGATGGCGATGTGACCACTGAGACCAGCGGCTCGCACGATTTCAAACTTCCAACAGGGGTCGAGCTTCCTGACAACGTCACGCCACGTGGTCTTGTCCGTGTATTTCACACGATTCATTGCGGCGCGCAGTTCGTGGGAAAGCTTGGCGATTTTGCTCCGAGTGATTCTCGGGCAGTAAGGCTTCAGAGAAACAGTGAAGGACATGGCGCTAGAGTGACTTCTATTTTATAAATGTCAAGACTTCTTCGGTTTGTCTTTGAGCAAATCCCAAAGAGTTGCGATGCCAAAGAGGATTGTGACGATGCTACCGAGCACCCATCCAACCGGGCCAGAAATCACACCAGCGAATATGCCTTGCTTCCAGTTCCAGTCCTCGAAAGGTGGGGTGAACATCATGACGAGAGCGAACCAAATGACGCTGTAAAACCAGAAGCCGGGTGAAGTGAGTATGTCGTGCATGGGAATTAAAGTGATTGAGATTTTATTGAAGTCAAGCACCAAGCTTGGCAAATCGACCGTCTTCCTTCACCGACACAAAGTTGTGAGTGTCAAACATATACCGTCCAACATACACACCACCGGGAAGCATTTCCTTGACCTTCCTGCGAACACGCTTGAAAGTCTTGCCGCTGTCCACAAGGTCATCGAGAAAGACCCAGCGGAACGAAACCTTGCTCAGATGACCATCGCGTTCAACAAACGAGGTTTCCACCTTGCGGAAAGAATGACAGCGGTCGCCACCCTTGCGCACGACCACCAGATGCTTCTTCATGAGAAAAGAAAGCACGCTGCCGAACACCATGCCGCTGATGCCTGTGACAACGATGGTGTCAAAGTCAACCGTCTTCAACTGCTCGGCGGCATATGCCTGATGTGCTTCACGGTTGCCAAACGCCTTGCTCAAGTGCGAAGCGCACTCGGGAAAAACCACTTTGGGGTAGTTCATGACCGGTAGAGGATGCGCTCGGTTTTGCGAACGATTTTCTTCGTGTCGGGAACCATGATGCCGGATTCACCGACAAACGGGGAATAGCCCGGACGAGTGGGAATGCCAGCCTCGTGGAGCAGAAACTTGGCGTGGCTCACGCCCATGCCGCCTTCGGAAACCTTGACCACGCCGAACGTGGTCCAGTTCTTGTGGTTGACCTTTTTCTTCATGTCAATTAAAGTGACAGAGTTTTTATAAAAGTCAAGTCAGTTCAGTTGGGTTTACCCCAGCGACCAAGAAAATTCCAAAGCCACGCCACGCCAGCAAACAGGCCGCACACTACAGCGATGGCCCATGCAACCGGCCCGGCCATCAGAGTGACGAAAACCCACTGACCAACGCTCCAAGTATTGGCGGGCGGCGTCAGCACCATCCAGACGATGAACCAGATGATATACAGCACCCAGCAGCCAACGGAAAGATATTCAGTCATATGAGTTGAGAGGTTGATGTTTTTGAGAAGGTTACGTTGCGTTTACGACGCGCAGCCTGTATTCCCCCCAGTAATGAGTCCAGCGAGTGCTTTCAACCTTCTTGGCATCCTCGCACGTCTTGAGCTTGCGGTTGATGAAGTCAATTGCCTTCTCCCGCTTGAGGAAATATTTGTGCGTCGGCGGCAAATAAGAGCGGCCCTCACAGTCGAGATTGCTTTCACTGACAATGTAAATCTTCATGTCAATTAAAGTGGCAGGCTTTTTATGAAAGTCAAGCCTGTATGCTCTTCAATTGATTGATTTGGTCCTGAAGCATTTTCACCTCACGCTCAAGGTCACAGACCTTGCGAGCGGTCCACTTCGGGTCATAATCCTTGAAACTGCCAGCAGAACCCGGTGAATTGTCCAGCAACCACGTGCCACGATAGCGATAGAAGGCCACGGTGCTGATGTTTTCTGATTCCACGCGAAACGGTTCCCACACAATGCGCTTGCTGTTGTGGTAGCGCCGACCAAGATAAATCTTGCCGATTTCAGGGGTGATGTTCGTTTTTGGCATCGTATTGTCCGGTGAGATATGCTTCCGTTACTTCGCGGTTGATGATTTCTTGCAGGACAAGAGCCTTGAAGCTCTTGCCCTTGTAATCGCAGGTGAGGATATGCGACCGCAGTTCCTCGTCGGTCATGTCCTTGATGTTATCCACGACGACCAAGACCGAAATTGATGGGCATGGCGTTGCGACCGGTCCAGTCATAACCAGAGCCCTCACACTGCTCCACGTTCATCCAGACGCTCATCTTGCAACCGTAAGTGGGATGGTTCGTGCCGTGGGAAGCGAGAATCTTGCCGAGAAGGCTGAGATACTCTTCGCGAGAAATCTGCTCCTTCATGTTGCCGAGGTTGGCGTAGTAGTGCTTCCAGTAGATAGCGGCGTTGTGGTTCTCGGGAGCGACTTCCATGCTCACGCTGCCCATCGAGGCCGGATACATGTGACCGTTCTCGTAATACTCGCCGCTGGACGAATGGGATGTCTTGATGAGTTTCATGCCATCACGATGATGGAATTTTTATAAAAGTCAAGCCTCTAGTTGTCGTCCATGTGTTTGGGTGGTTGAAATTACATCGACCAGTAAGTTTCGCTGGTCGGGTCGCAGCAAGCAGGCGTGCCGAGGGGAACGAGGATGGTGCGATTCGGGTGATAGTTGCCCGGCATCGTGCCTCGACGGCAGGGCTGACCCTTCTCGTTGAGTTCGAGGTCATATTCCTTGGCGAAAGTCTTCATCACGAGGTCGTTCACGAACTTACTGCCCGGAGCGATGCCGTGATTGTCGAAGTAGCTGGCGAGGGTGCCGGAAGTGGCCACCTTGGTAGCCGAAACGCCCTTGACAGCGAGCTTCAGCACGTTGGACTTGATGAGAGCTTCGGCCTCCCAAATGTTGAAATGGCGTTCGGCCAGCAGACGCACGACGCGATTCCACGAGGTGAAGAAACCAGCGGCGGGGATGTTGGCCGTCTCCTTCGCGAGCTTCTTGGGGTCAAACTTGTAGCTGTAGTTCATAGCTAGGAGAGTGACTGCTTTTTTATAAATGTCAACTCTTTTTGCTCTTCGAGGCAGAACTTCCACCGAACAGCATGGCGAGGAGCCACGCGATGACATGTGCGACCAACCAACCGCTGTTCCAGCCGAGCGTGGTGCCGATGTAGAAGATAATCAGCGCACGCGGAACGAACAGGGTGAGGAAGAACTCGAACCAGAAGGGCACGCCGTTCGGAGGAATGGCACCAGAAAGCCACGCGACAAAGAGAGAAATGCGCGGGAAGAACAGGGAGAAGAACAGGAGATATTCGTTCATGTTGGTTTAGAAAATGTAGCTGAAGACGCCGTAGCCAGCGAGCAGACCAGCGGCAACACCAATGACCGTGGCAATCGTGTGGCCGTTGCGCTTGTATTGAAGCTTGCTCTCGACCATCGCCCAAACGACGAAGCCGACGAGCACCGCGAGAAGAATCATCGACAGCCCACCGAGAAAAACCTGACCTTCGCGGGTGTTGTAGAAGAAGTTTTCGAGCGGAGTGTAAACTACGACTTCGGTGGTGGCGAGGATGGTGTTCATTTTGAAATTGGTGGGAAGGAGAGAATCGAACTCTTGGGCTATCATCCAGTGGCACCTTGCCACCCGACCCTACACAAGAGAGTGACGATTAATTATAAAAAGTCAAGAAAGAAGATGAAGCCCGATGAAGCAGCCAACCGAGGCGAGACCAAGGCCGATGGCCCACGCCATATGCGCCTTGTAGATTGACGGCTCGCCACGACTGCGGTCAGCGATGAGATACGCAGCAAATGCGATTGCTCCAAACAGAGAGCCGCCAAGACCGAGAGCGAATTCCAGAGTGTGAGGGTTCATGTCGTTATATTAAGAATCGACTTTTTATGAAAGTCAATCCTTTTTGACTGGACTAATCACGACTTCCTGACCTTGGCACTCAGCGATGAACTGGTCCCACAGGTTCCCAAGGAACACGAGAGGAAGTTTATAATTGAACGGCCACTTGAGGGTGTCTCGGATGGCATTCTTCAAAATGTTGAATGTATGAAACGCCAGCACCAGCAGAATGAGCACAAACGCGATGACTCCGAGGATGGTGAAACCGTGTTGAAAGTTTTCGATTGTTTTGGTCATAAAAAAAGGCAGTGTGAGGTCTTCACACTGCCATATGTTATAAAAAAGTCAAGCTCAGGTTTCGCGCACCGATTCGACAAAGCTTTGGTGAAACCGTTGGCACTGACCGACGGTGAACATCGTTCGTCCATCATGAACGACGGACTCACAGCGACCCACGAAAAATTCGCCAGTGATGAGGGTGACAAACACGTTCTTACCGACAAACTCATCAAGCTTGCCAACCGTGGCACCGTAGGTCGGGTCGCCATTTTCGATGCGGGTATCGGGAGTAATTTCGGGAACTTCGTCAGGTAGAATTTTGAGCATGGTGGTAATATGTTGATGTTTTATGAAAAGTCAAGGTTAAAGAAGGTCGAACGCTTTCTTGAAATAGCCATTGAAGTTGTCCAGTTCATCCTGAGAGTCAAACCGCACAGCGAGTTGAATCTTCCAAGAGTCGAACAGTCCCTTGCGCATGTCCTCGTAGATGATGACATAGAACGCCTCTTTGCTCCAATGCGAAAGAATATAGAGCAGACCATCCATCTTCTTTGCGCCAACGGTGATTTCCCATTTGCTGGTAAACCGGGATGGTTTCGGAGCCTCCACCGTAAGCGAAGGCATCTTGCCAAACTTTCTCCGATACATGAGAAAGGCATTGACGGCTTCACCCTCGGTGGCACCGGGGTCGAAAGCAAGACGAATCAGCTTTTGGTCAAGCGTTGTTTCCATGCGACGAAGATGAACCGATTTTTATAAATGTCAAGCGACATTCATATCAAACCGAGGAACAAAACCGTGGGTCATGTCGTTCACTCGCTTTGTGACATATTCATCGAAGGGCAGAAGCAGAGCTTCGCAGTCCTGATGATAGAACGATTCACGGCTCTTGGCTCCGATATGCTTCTGCATCACGAGGCTCAAGGCATCGCTGGTGAGCGCACCAGAACGCATGAAGGGATTCGCCCAGTTCCACAGCCACTCAAACGAGGCGAGGGCAGCAAAGCGGGTGTATTGGTCGTTGTTCTTGTCCCAAGCGATGTTCCAGAACGTGGTGGCCTCGGAACGAATCTGGCCAATCCAACGGCTGCGGGGATGCTCGAAAAGAAACATGCGCTCACCGGCAGAACCTTCCTGCTCAGACAAGCCATAGAGCATCCGGCGAACTTCAAACGGACCACCTGTGCGAGCGGTGAAACGAGGCTGATAAGTGCTGGACCACACAATCATGTCCTTGAACGGCGTCACCGGGACAGGAAAGGTCGGATATTCAGCGTAGTTCGTATTCCAGTAGCGAATCGTGGTGTTGATGCGGGTATCTTCGAGATTGCGCTGAATGGTCCACTTGTAGAAGCGCAGGGTCCGGGGAACAAGTGGGCTGGCGAATGAATAACACGGCTCATTGCCCACACCAGCATAGCGTTCTTTCCAGAGTTCCTTGCCGCCAGCCGTAACCTGCTTGGCGAAGTAGGTGTTATACTTCTGAGCCAGAGCCAGCCGCATACGGAACAAACCAAAGGCAAGCTGATTAAGCTCGTTCGGATTGTGAAGCTGGGTTTCGTTCACCCACTTGCCGAAGATTTCCTTGAAGTCCGCACCCATCTGGTCATAGGGCGGCTCGGCAATAACGTTGCGGAAGTCGAGTTCCATATCGATTAAAGTGCCAGAGATTTTATAAATGTCAAGACTCTTCGAGACACTCGATGGCCTGAAGAATACTATCGCGGTTCTTGGAATCCTTGGCGAGTATCTTGAGCAGCATGACCATCGTTTTCTGACGTTCCCGCAGCATACGTTCACCCTGCTCCATGCCAGTTTGCAGAGCAACTTGGATTAGCGCGTCGAGAGCATCCCGACCTTGTTCACGGTGGTATGCCAGCCCTTCCTTCGAGAGATTATCGTCAGGCGAGGTGCAACCAGCCTTCAGGCTCCTGCCGATATCCAGACCGGTCCAATCAGTTCCATTGGCTTTGCGCCGCATGGAATAGAGCGAACGAAACGCCTTGCGAAGTGGGTCCGAGAGTTCATCGAACACCACGGTTTTGGAACGGTCTTCTGGCCAAGGGCGATTCATGTTACTTTTTCTTCCCAAGAGCCGCAGCGATGAGTGCCTTGGATTCAGGGGTGCCGAGTTTGATGGTGACAGAACCGTTGTCAACCATCTCGACAACGAGTTTTTGAAGAATGTCCTTTGAGTCCATGCCAATTAAAGTGGCAGAGATTTTATAAAAGTCAAGGCTTACTTTTTGCGGGAAGTGAAAACCCCGCAAATCTTCTCCACGCTGTAGTAGATGGTGTTGCCAATGACGACGGCGAGGAAAAACGTGAGCCACGGATTCTCGGAAGCGAACTTGTAGAAGGAGTCCATGTTAGTGCTTGGCGTAGTTGATGAGGAACATGACGATGGCGACGAGGGTGGTGATACCACCACCAATCCAGAACAGTCCAGCGAAGGCGTGGCAGACCATCACGGAGAGAATGGAACGCCCGGTTGAAGACGCCGTCGCGATGTTGATGAAGGCGGCGATGGCCCCGATGAAGAGGCTGATGATACCGATGATGAGCAGGGTTGTGGGTGTCATTGTTTTCTTGGTTAAGATTGTTCTTGCCAGTCGAGCGGCATGAGGGACCACTCGTGTCCCGGCCAGTCGCGCTCCACGATGGCAAGCGCAGTCTTGTCAGCCGTGACTTCCGTGCTGGCGAAGAAAGATTCCTCGTGCAGTCGAGTGCGACCGTCGAAGTCGTAGACGCGGAGGGTCCAGTTGTTCATTTCTTGAGTCGCTTGATGGTGTGAGGCTTGTTCAAAACCGCAACATATTTCTTTGCGGCTCGGATGGACGGGAAGTTGCCCATATCCAGTTCAGTCCACTTGCCATGCACGATGAGATTGCAGGGGATTGCTTTCATGGTCACAGAACGTAAACCAGCCACTCGTAGCGACCGTTCTCGAAACGCCAGATGTGGGCATGGGCAAACTTCCAAGTCTTCTTGCCCTTGATGGTTTCGATTTCGGCATGAACCTCGCGGTCCTGACCATATGACAGCCCACCGAAATTAAACGCATCGAGCCAGTCCTTGTTGATTTCAGCAAGAACGATACCACGAGCTTCAATGTCCTTGACGATGGCTTCCATCGCCTGACCAAGCGTTTCGGTATAGCAAGAGTTCATGCTGCCAACAGTGACGATTTTTTTATAAAAGTCAAGCCTCAGTCGAGGCCGAGAGCTTCTTTTTCCTCGGGGGAGAGCTTGGCGAGAGCAGCCTGACGAATCTTCTTGCGCTCGCGCTTGTCGTCGGCTTTGTGCTGTTCCCACCACACAGACAGTTCCTTGAAGGCATCACCGTGCGCGGCGGTCTTCTTGACCTTGCTCAGTGTGAGCCAAAACGAGTCCGTCGCATTGGTGAGCACAAAGCAGAGCAGGCGGGTGAGAAGGTCGAGCTTGGTCTTCTGGTCCTCCACCAGCTTCTTGGTCTTCGGGTCATCCTGATAGACCACTCTCGGGGAGTCGTCTTCGTATGAGCGGCAGGGCATGGTAGTGTTTCCTTTTAGGATTTGGAGGTGGTGGTGCTGGTGCTCTTGAAGAGCAGGCTGGAAAGGAAGGCGAGCTTCCACGCCATCCACAGGCCGATTTCGGGGAACTTGAACAGTTCCGGCAGCGTGGCGTTCCAGAGCCACATCACCGGTAGGGCGAGGATGACCGAGATGAGAAGCGCGAGAAGAACGACGGTGATGATGATGCTGATGATTGCAGATGCTTTCATGTGAATGAGGTTGGTTGAGTTGTTATGAAAAGTCAAGATTTTGTTTTACCAATCGAACATGACCGGATGGCCGTTATACCAGCCGACGTTGCCGGTGTGAAGGTCGGGATAAATCTGTCGCTCGCGAGCATCCTTGAGATGACCGGAGATGATATCACACGCCTTGCGCAGTTCGACCTTCTTCACCAGTGGTTGCATGACCCAGCCGTTCTTGAGCTTCACCGTGGGAACGCGCACTGAGAGTGGTGTGCGGGGTTCGAGGATACAGTTCGGTTTCTTGAGCACGATACCGAGAGCCTTGTGGCGATATGCCTGAAGGGTGCGATATGTGCTCGTGAAACGCGACCAGCCCAGACCGGATGTCTGTTTGGTGTTGTCAAGAACCTCGACTTGGTTTACCAAGTCATCCGTTGTCATGTAACGTGGCAGTTTGGGAGCAAACTTCATGGAGAAGAAGAAACCCATCGTTGTTGGCGATGGGTTTCTTGTCAAACAATTTGTTCCTTTTCGGTTAGGAAACGGGCGTGACGGTGACGAAGTTGGTCTTGGCGTCCACGCGACGGAACACCAGTTCCTTGCGGCCACGACGGACCTTGCTCGGAGCCTTCTCACCGGCGACGATGAGGGTGCCGTCCTTGAGGGCGTTCTTGACACGCATGTAGAGCGTGATATACTTGACCTTGTGCGACTTCTGCTTGCGCAGGTCGCGCATCGTGAAATCGTTGGTGGGGAAGTCCAGCTTGAAGCCGTAGGGGGCGCGCTTGGACGATGTGGCAGGGGCGGTGACGCTCATGTTGTTTTGATTTGGTTGATGTTGATGATTACGGGTGAAAGGTTGATATGTGTTTTGTAAAAAGTCAAGAAGTTTTTACTTCCGGTTGTGCTTCTCCTTGATGGCAAGAACTTCGCTGGCAGACATGAGGCCAGCGTGAGCCAGCCAAACGATGTTCTTCTTGCCCCGCGAGGAAACACTGAGCTTGCGGTCGCGGTTGGCTCCCTTGGTGAGATTGCCCGGAGTCATTTTGAGCAGGCCGACGCCGAAGGTGCCCTTCTTCTCGTTGCCGTAGATGAGCAGGCAGATTTCACCAAAAGCCTCCATCGGAATCATCCACGTCTTGCCAACGGTGAACTTCACGTCAACCTCGATGCCAGCCACCTTGAGGTCCAGACGCTCGCCCTTCGTCAAGCCGAGCATGGCGCGAGTGAGGATTTCGACCTTCGTGCCAATGTAGGTTTTCTCGGTCTTTTCCAGTTCCGACAGGGAAGTGCGGCCAGTGCGAGCGGTGTCAACCACTTCGTCAATGCTCTGACGAACGAGATTGTGGAACTTCTCGGTCAGTTCAGCACCACTGTTGAACTTGGAGAGAATGGTTTGCGACACCTTGGAAATGGCAGGAGAATGTTTCATTGCTGAGAGAGTGGGTTATTTTTTATAAAAGTCAATTCAAATCACTCGTCCGTGAGATTCCAGCGTGGCGAAAGGTGAAGTGAACTTGGCGAGCACAAAGGTAATCTTGTGCAGATGAACCTCACGAACCGTCTGCCCAAAGCTGTAAAGCGCAGGATGCTTGTGCAGATGGCGCAGAACATAGCGGGTGAAAAACTCGTGAGTCCGCATGTAAATCTTCTTCCAGTGGTTGCGGAAGAGACTGAGCTTCTTGTCCCGAGCACACTCGTTATTACCCTTCTTGGAGTTGCACTTGACGCACATCGGCTGGTAGTTCCAGTTTGTGTTGCCGCCGTGCTTGCTCTTGGGGATGATATGGTCCCGGTTCATGAGCACATGCTTGGGATGAAACTTCTCCGCAGGATTCACACTGAACAGGTCAACGTGATGCCCGCCGCCGTTGTCAATCCACGCGAGAAGCTGATTACCCTCACGGCCACAGCGCACACACTTGCACCCATGAATCGCAAAGGTTGTGAGGTTGGCGATGCTGAACCGCTTGCCCTCAATTACAATGCTGCGGTTTTTGCTGACACGGAGACTGCGATACAGCGTCTCCTTGATAGGAAGAGTGGCGACGACTTTCATTGAAACCAGACTGAATGATTTGTTATAAAAGTCAAGTCTCACTCGCACTCACTGCGAAAATTGTCGCGGAGATATGCGTTGAAGCTCGGATAGACGCGAACCGGGGTGGCCTCGACCATCTTGTTGAGCTTGGCCACGTCACTGATGCTGACGATTTGGCCCGCATACTTCGGCATCTTCTTGAAGACGAAAGCCATCTGCTTGTCGCTCAAGCTGCCGCGCTGCATATACTGCTTGGCGAGGCTGGTGAGAAAATTGGCGTCCGCACCAGTGAAGCCAATGCCGTTGTCGTGGCTGGTGCTTTCGCTGCTCTGCTCGTCGGCAGTCTGACGTTCGAAGATGCGGACCAGACCCTTGAGCGCCCAAGCACGGTTGGTCGCCAGCTGATTCTTGACGAAGGAGAGAACGTTGCTCTTGGTAGCTTTCATACCAACAAGAGTGACGGATTATTTATAAATGTCAAGAAGAACCGGCGACAATCTGTGCCGTCTTCACAAGCGTTCTGGTTCCAGTGATATAGACACCAGCAATCTTGTCAACCATGTGCGTCGTTGCTTGATGGGTGTTCTCGAAAGTGGTGACATAGCTGCCGGAATCGCCCCGACCTGTGGCCTTCCACCAGCGGCGCGAAACAACCTGCCAGCACACAACCTTGTCACCGTCCCACTTGATGAACTCGCGCAGTCCACCACCATCCCGACAGCCACGCATCTTGAGGAGCATACCCGGGACCAGCTTTGCCTTGAAAACCCCAACGAGCGCAGCCCGCTCGGATTCCCGAGCATCGTTCTTGCGCTTCTGTTCAGCCCAGAACGCATTCATGCGGCGGTCACGCTCGATGTTCTCAGGGTTCTTGCGGTCCAGTTCGGCCTGAACGATGGGAAGAAGGGTCTTGAGAGTTTCGTGGTCAAGACCCCGCACAGCGGAAATGATGTCGGCTTTTTCCATGTTACCAGAAGCCCTGATTGAGTTCATAGCCTTCGGCTTCGAGCAGCGCGGCGATGCTGTTGTAGCAGTCGCGCTTGGCCATCTGATACTCGTAGTCGCGCTCGCCGGGGCGGAAGTTGCGCCACTGATTCGCACCGTAGTTGCGAGCAATGGCTCGCTTGAGGTCGTTCACGTTCGCGTAGTGGTCACGGAAGCCGTGGAGGTTGTAGTGAGCGATGAACCCGCTCGAAAGATAGATGAAGTTGTAGGCCGACTTCGTGAGGTGTTCGATGTTGTCCGTCTGAAACACCTTGCGGAACGAGGCGACGATGAGTTGCTGTTGGCGAATAGTCAGAGGAGTGAGCATGGGACTAGGTTGACTTAAATATATAAAAAGTCAAGGGAGAACTTTCGTTCTCCCTCGTTTTTTGTTAGTAGTGTGCCTGAGTGATTTCAGCCTCCTTACCAAATTTCTTCTTGGCAAGGTCGTAGATGTTGTCGATGTTCACGCTGACGCTTTTGCCAGTGTTGTCAATGGCAATTGCATATCCCGTGATGTAACGCAGCTTCTCGTGCCCGGATGCCTGAAGAACCGCGATACTTCCGTCAGCGAGATGAGGAGCGAGTTCATCCATGAAGTCGAACTCGTCATAATCCTGCGTCTCTTCATTGTAGCGACTGTTCGGCACAGTCTCGTCAGTGAACAGAACACAAAACTGGTCGGGGTTGTTAAACGAGGCGTGATGCTCACACCCCGGCACGGTTTCGATGAACGCGATGAAGGCAGCAACGTCCTTCACGCGGAAGTAATTTGTCCTCGCGGACTCATAGTAGTTAGCCATGAGCCATAGAGTGACAACGGGTTATACAAAGTCAAGATTCGATTTCTTCCGGCTCAAACGCACGAATCGGAGTAATCTTGACATCCTGCTTCTTTTTTGGCTGCTTCCAATCCTCCTCACCCATCTTGAGCTTGCAGGCGCAGTTGGCGTAAACCGGACAGCCGTAGCAGGCATCGTCGAGATATCGGTTGGGAAACAGGCACGTGTCTTTCGTGGCTTCGCTGATTTCCATCATCGCGGGCGGCGACTTGAAATAGTCGGGGTTGTTGCTCCAAGGGTATACCTTGCGCACAACTTCCTCGGAGACGCCGTCGCTGTTAACCACCGTCTCCACCGTCTCGCCATTGGCGAAACTCTTGAGCTTCGGTTTGCGACCACGCTTCTTGCCCTTGTTCAGTTCCTTGATTTCCTTCTTGCGGGCCTTCTCACCAGCATCGATGCGAGGAAGCTTCTTGCCACCGGAGCGTTTGGCGAGTTCGCGAACATATTCCGCGTCAAACCCGGCATCGATATACTTCTGTGCAGGACGCAGCACGTATTCCTTGAACAGCTTGTCTTCGCCGCCGTAGCTCTTGACCACTTCCTTGAAGCGCTTTTCGTCAGCAAAGGTTTCGAGACCGCTGATGTTGCACTTCCAGTAGAAGTATTTACCGTTGGCACTCTGTTCGATACCAGACGGGCGCTTGATGCGAGGTTGGGCTTTACGAGGCATGGAGAGTATTCTTGATGCGGGATAGACGGTCTGTCAAGCGTTTTATATATGCATCTTGGTCGAGAATGTGTTCACGGACCAGCTGCTTGGCGGATTTCTTCGTGTCCATGTTCAGACAGACTGGTTCATTGTCCAACCAGACCCACCCGTTTCGTTTGAAGCATCTCGGCATGTCTATTAAAGTGACCGAGTTTTATCAAAAGTCAAGGTCAATCCGTAATTATCCAGAACCAGAAAGCCGCCACCGCGAAGCCGACAGCGTATTCTGCCTTGCCAGTGAAAACACAAGCCACGCCACCACAAGCAAGAATGCCCATGATGGCCCAGCGTCCGATGAGATTGATTTTTTGTTTGTCCATGATGTTAAGAAAGTTCTACCCGAGATTCATCATACCACCGATATGGATGGCTAGGAGCACGCCACGCTTCGCTCCATTCTTGCTTGCTGGGATTCTTGACATATGCCGTCTGTTTGGTGATAGCACACTCAAGCATAAGCCAGCCGGTGGAAAGACAGGTGGAATATACCCACCACTCGTGCTTCATGGCTCAGTCCTCCCACCGCTTACCATACTTGGTCTTGCGGGAATAGCTGCCCGTGCCACGGCGCTGCTTCTCAACACGAGTGGTTAGGTTCAGGTTCTTGCCAACAGTGGAGCGAGGTTTCATGTCGTTTATCTTGGCAGACTTTTTATGAATGTCAAGTTTTGTTGCCACTTTTAACTTTCACAAGATGCTCAACAGCAGAGCGTGGCACGAGATATCCTGTCGTCACCCAACTCTTGTTGGGAATCTCCACGAGGCGCTTGCTCTTGCAATACTCATCGAGAAACGCTACAAGCTCTTTGCTGTCGAACCAGAAGCACACCTTCTCGGTGGCATACATGTAAACGAAATAGTCTACGTTGTCTCGGGCGGCTCGCCACGGACCACCAAGCGTTCCTCGCTCGGTGTCGCTGTATCGTTCCATGAAGAAGTTTGGCGTGCGCTTCATGGAGTAGGTGTCGGTTTTCAACTCGACACTCTTGCCGTCGCGTTCAAAGTCAAACTTGATGCCGTCAGCCTTGTTCAACCAAGGATGGAGCGAAAGGAAGAATGCTTCCCCGCTCCCACCCACGGATAGCTGGTCGTTGAATTTGAACATTGAAAGAAATGGTTTTGGGACTTTTACCCCACCTTCACGAACTCCCGCCCGGTTTTGGACGCAGAGAGGTGTTTACGGCGCGTGAACGCCAAGAACCTTTTAACGTCATGCTCAGGACACCCCAATGACCTCTTAGTTACACCACACCGCCGCTTTTGGACGATGCCGGGATTTTCACCACGGTCCCCCCAGTTTACCCCGGGTGCGCTCGGTCATAATCAGTGTGTGGGGCTCGAAACCCACGCTTCCTCGTTCAAAGTGAGGCTGCATTCCTTTGACGCTTCGGGATTTCCCCTAACGCCACATGCTACACCGAAATCTTTGTGGCAACTTCCCATAAACCCCCTTTCGGGCATCAGGGTATAACGTCCCCACATATCCCAATCCTAGCACACATGGCATCGGCTCTAAGGGATAGAAATTGTTTGCTGGGTTTCCGATGGCTCTCGCCGTGGGACCAGCGGTCCCCACAATCAGAGGGTGAAGTTCTTCGGCGTTTTATTTCACACGCCCCTCTTATCGGTGTTTGTATACAAAGAACTGAAAGTGATTGCCGGGCCTACCCGGCGTTGGAGTTGTTGTGAGGCCCACCTCACGATTGGAAGAACAGTGTGATACTGTTCTTATCAAAAGTCAAGCCTTTTAGGGCTTCACTGTCGTCACCAGTTCGACGGGAACCGTGACATTCTTGTTGAAGCGACCAGCGGGCTTCACGAGGTCAACCACGATGCGAACGCGATTGATTTCCTTGACCGTGGCAGCGGCACCGGCCATATAGGCAGGGCGCACCTTGTTCGTGAAATACACCGTGTCACCGATGCTGAGTTCGCTCTTGAGTTGGATGGCCTTCATACCCTCGCGGGTCTTGATGGCTTGCTTGAGGGCGTCGAGGTTGGCATCGAGGTCGCCAACGATGATAGCAGTCTTAACTTCTCCGAGTGTTAGTGGCATGATTGATATAGAATGACTGTCCTGTTATAAAAAGCAAGCACAAACTGAAAAATAGTGGCCACGATATTTCGGTCGGGCCAGCCCCGGGTGAGTCTTTGTTGACGCAGCTACCAAATCTGCGCCGACTTTTGCGCGCTTAGTCGGAAATTAAAAGTAGATGGCCCGCTGGCTCGTTTGAATCCCATCAGCACATAAGGAGAAGCAGGATTCCCAGAGGTAATATGATTTCCTAGTGTTTCGGTCTGCGCTACCATCTACGAGGCGTCGGTCGAAAATCCGGCGCTTGAAAGTGGCGTCCCCACCGGGATTTGAACCCGGGTTCTCACCGTGAAAGGGTGGTGTCCTAGACCAACTAGACGATAGGGACGTATGGAGCCGAGTGTCGGACTCGAACCGACAACCGCCTGTTTACAAAACAGGTGCTCTACCATTGAGCTAACTCGGCATCAAAGAACAGGGATAACTATGGGGTTATCCCGGGTTTCGTCAACCAAAATTACTCCAAACGGGACTTGACGAGCAAGATGATTTCCTTGGCCGCAACGTCGAGATTGACAGTCGCGCCGGTCTCATTGTGAATGATGACGGCGATTTCATCCTCAAGCGAAGCCTTTGGCTTAACCTCTTCCTCCACTCCGAGGATTTCAACCAACCGACCCTCATAGTCGGTTTCGGTGGAAACAACCTTGGCGCTCCACTCGTCGCCATACTTGTCATAGGACAGCGGCGGAAGAATGACGGTATCGCCAACCTTGACGGACCAATCGCCAGCAGAGTAGGTCAGCTTCTTGCCGTTGGGAGCTTCCACGACAACCACGTTGCCAAACACAGCCTCGCCGCCATCGGACAGCAGCTTGGTTTCCGGCAGATACTTCTTGACGAGCTTGTAGACCTTCACCACAACCTTGTCATAAGGCTTGCGGGCGGTCTTGCAGAACTCGAACTTGACCCGGCCACGACGAACGCAGCAGGTTTCGTGAGAGTCATCTTCGATGCCGTTGAAACAGATTTCGTTTCGGGTGATGCTGGGCTTGCTGCGCGCAACGCCGTTGGCGTTGGCAACTTCATCGGAATGTTCGGCCAAGATGGCACGAACGTCTGCACAGAAAGCCGCCCACTGAGCATCAGTGAAGGCAGGCTTGTTGTTCATGTAATGAGTGTAACCCATGTGAGTTAGAGTGACGAATTGTTATGAAAAGTCAAGCAGGAACCACCTTGTAACGAAAGCGAGTATCGCCAGAAAAACCGCTGTCAGCGTTTCGGGCATATTCGTTGGCCTTCTCTTCGGTTGTGAAATAAACGTCGCGAGTGGGATTGTGCTCAAAAGGGCCGTTACCAATCTTGTATTGATACCAGCACTCGACCTTCCATTTGACTTGGCACGCCTCAAGGTCAGCCTTGATTCGTTCAAGCTCTTCGATATTGAGCCGGACTATCTTGGCGATGCCAAGGTTGAAAGTGGAACCTTCCCGCTCCAAAGCGGCAAGAAACTGGTTCTTGCCGTCAATGGTGCGAGATAGGTTATCGATGACGGTTTGGATGTTCACTTGAGGACTTGAAAGAGGAGCTTCTTGTAATCATCGGCAACCAGCGGCTTGCCGTCAAGCATCTTGAACACCATCGCAGAGCGACCAGTGTTGCCATAAGCCTGAATGATGCGCTCCGCAGCACCACGACGAACCTGACGGTCGTTGAGGGTGACGGTGTAGTTGCCAATCTTCTGCACACGGATTGACTCGATGAAACGCTTCATGCCGTCGAGGATGTTCTCAACCTCCTTCATCGCGTCAGCGATTTGGGAAACGTTGGAGATTGCCATCGTCGCAATCTCGTAATCGAACATCTTCTCAAGGTAGGCGAAGAACTCCTGATAGGAAGGAGTGTGACCAAGCTCGTCCCGATAGGACAGATACAGGTCCATCACTTTCTCCACCGAGGAAATCTCCGACTTGGCACGGTGCAGATAAAGATACTGTGCCGACTTGACCTTGAGAATCTCTTGGTCGTTGTGGAAGTAAATGCACAGACCCTCCATACCCTTCATGTCGGTCACGGCTTGCTGCATCTCCTCAACCGAGTTGTAGGAGTAGGTCTTCGGACGACGCAGACCAAGCGACTTCGCCACAACGTCGAGGTGAGCCTGCGACATATAGGAATAGTCGGTGTGGTCGATGATGCCAGTCAGCACCATGTCCGGCTCGTCGCCATAGTTCAGCACAATCTTGTTCGAGGGAGAGGTCCACTCGAAGATGAATGACTCAGTGTGAGTGTCGGTTGACTCCAAGGTTTCAAGGAGTCGCGGATACTTCTCGCACAGGATGTCAATCTCGTAGCCGTTCTCTTGCTTACGAGCATCCACGGTGCCACGAGTGCGGATAACAGTGTGGCCCTTGTAGCGGGAGAAAATCAGGGTCGAACCGTCCAGCTTCTCCATGAGGCGAGCGTTCGCCAGATTGGTCGGCGGCGGGGTCAGGTGAGGCTTCTCGCCCCAGTTGACGAACTTCTTGAACGAGGCAGAAACGATGTTGCCTTCAACGTCCACGACAACCGAACGGAAAACCATGTTGTCCTTGGTCCAGTTGCAGCCGATATGCACCGGCTGGATAAGCATAACTTGATGCTCACCAATCAGGTGTTGGTGGCACATAAAGTTTTCAGCGTCAGCGAGTGATAGGTCGAGCTTCATATGAAAGAGAATGCCCGCGTTTTTATAAATGTCAACAAAAAACCCGCTCTTTTTGGGAGCGGGCTCGAAACTTACCAAAAGAAGATGATGAGCAGAATGAGCGCGACAAGGAGCATGGAATCAAAAAAGTTCCATCCATCACCCCCGCCGCCTCCACCCCCACCACCTCTTTTCCTAGAGATAGTGGAGTGGATTACTGCCGGGATGATGCTCATCAAAAGATGACATTGATGGCGATGCCGAGGGTGATGGCAGCGAACACGAGGCCGGAAATCACTGCGCCTGCGCTCTTGCCGTCACTGAAATCGTTGTCCTCGTTCACGACCTTGTAGGTGTGCGTCTTGTTCCAGAACGGCCCGGTGGAGCCAGTCTTGACACTGTAAGTCATGAAGTTTCGACGGTAGAACCAGATGAAGAGCCACGACCAGCCGATAAGGAACGGCACACCGATGGCGACGTTCTTCACACGGTCGAGCAAATCCACGGCGTCCTTGCCCATAATCTTCCAGCCCACCATGAGCATCGTAAAGCGACCGGCTTCGGTCTTGCTGAACTTGTCGATGCCATCCACAAGGGAAACGTCCTTGCCGAACGTGGCGTCACGGGTTTCGTGCAGGATGCTCTTCGCAGCCGCACCGAACGCGGTGCCGAGGTTGGTGCCAACGTCCACCCACTCATTCGCCTTCTGAGCGACGGTAGGAGCCGGGGCAGCGGGCTTCGGGGCATCTTGCTGGATGCGGACGACGACTTCTTGGGGCTTCGGAGCAGACTGCTCTTGGGCGAAAGCAGCACCGGCGAACAGCAGGGCCGCGACGAGACTCAGACGAGTGAGGATTTTCATATGGTTTCTATTGAAGAAGCCACACGATGACCTCACGCATATCAAAAGTCAAGACTTTTTCTTCAATTCCTTCTTCGGGCCAGTGAAGCGCGGAGGATTTGAAGGGACTTGAGGAGTGGCATTCACCTTGATAACTGGATGATTAGCAACGATGAAGCCGAAGGAATTGCGATTGGAGATTTTCATTGCTAGGAAAAACAGAAAGACCGTTGCCAATAAATAGCAACGGTCTTTGTAATGTCAAAACTTTTCTTGACTTTTCGCTCAGTCGATGAAGTTGCTGTAAACTTTCGGGTCGAGCTTGAGCACCAGCATCTTCACCCGGTCATAGGTTTGGATGGCAACCTTGTGGCCGTTGAAGGTCATCTGGTAGCTGGGGCTGCGTTCGTAGCTCTGCATGAGCTTGTAGGTGAGGTTCACGAGGCAACCAACGAGACGCGGAACTTCTGCGCTGTAACCAGAAATGGGATTGGTCACAGTCAGCGTGGCGGTGGGGTTGTCGGACAGAACGATGCCATATGAATCCAGCTTGGCGAGCAGGTTGGCATCGGGCTTGGACAGCTTCACACCATGAAGGGTGGCGAGTTCAGTGAGGTTCATGTCGTTATTAAGGACGATGATTTATAAAAAGTCAAGTCGTTTCACTCACACTCTTCCAAGTCTTTCTCCGAGAGATTCTCGTTGACGGCGGTGATGAAGGAGCGATTCACTTCAAACGAGCCGTCGATATATTCCGGGTCGGTGGGAAGCGCACGATTGTCGGCTTCCTCGATTGCTTCTGCGAGACTTTTCGCCTCGACTTCGATAGTGGCCATGACAGACCACGAAACAGGGATTCGGTAGGTTTTGGTTTTAGCCATATCCCCTACGTTGACAGGTGATTATAAATAGTCAACAAAAAAGCCACTCCGCTAAGAGTGGCCTAAAGATTTTCAACGGGTTGAGATTACACCCTAAACGGTCCCGACTTTCGCTGGATTATTTTTTCCCAGCTTGTCCACGCCCTCGCGGGTCGTATCGGCCAAGGTTGCTAGTTTAGACTCATGCAGTAGAGTTTACCGTGAACTTACTCGACAGGACTTTCAACGTGCGAAGGCCGCTAAACCCCCACAACGCTTACTTCTCTTATCAAACACATCAGGACTTGCGGTCCCAACGCGCTCCACCTTCTTACGGATGGACTTAAACCTTTTTCGGTTCACAGAGCCAGAGGCTTATGCTTTTGTATGGTCGAATTCAATATTCGGTGCCCTTTGCGGGCGATACCCAATAGCGACGTGCTCTGGCATCTACGACTGACCTTTTGAGCCAGTGTATAAGAACCATCGCCTTAGATTCTACTTGCATGTAGTTTATCCGGTTGTCAAAGATAGACAGCCAGCCCTTTCGAGCCAACGCTACCATCGCCAACTGATACTCACCACTCGGTTGCAATACCTCGCAGCATGTATCATACGCTTCATCTTCCTTTCTCGAATGTTGGTAAGACCGCCCCGGAAGGTTCCACCTTCTTATATCCTCACCGATTGGCTCTGGAACTTGAACGGCTACAGTCTATCACTCTTCGAACATAGCTCTACTCCATACGGGTAAAGCCAAGAGACTACGCTTGTATAACTGACCGCGAAGCGGCGATAGAGCTTGGGTGCTCTACCTTTCCCAACCTTTCGATTGGCGTATCTTCACAACATCTTGCGATGCTGTCGGAGGTCATACCCCCCGTAAATTGTATTGTTAAAGAACTGAAAACGGCCTGCGCCACATGGACGAAGGCTAAACTCCTCTCCTACACATGGTAGGCGGAAATTGTTGCTAGAGATGATATTAACTAGCCCGATGGCTAGAGACTATCTTCTGTAGCAGATTTGGACTCACGTTTGCTTGCTGGAATAATACCAACGTCGCTACTTGACTGTTGTCCAAATTGGGAGCAGGGACGGCGTTTGAATCCGTTGCGGCACATTATGAGCGTGCTGAGTTACCACATACTCTACCCTGCCATGAAATTGTAATAGGTCGGGATGTTTTGTGTGCCATACGGCACATCGGCATTTCCCAGCAGCTTACTCTTAGACCTTCAAAGAACTGATTGAGCCACCACTCTAGCACACTTTTATCAAAAGTCAAGTCTTGTTTTCAGAAATCCGCTGATTTTCCATTCTACCCACAGCCCGTGATTTTCACAAACGGAATCTCTATCTCCATTACGTCTCTACCTCTTCTCATCCACCTTACTCTTGCTTCCACTTCTTACAGCGTTTGCATTATACTGGCGGCGCGAAATTGGCGCACCACGGGTTCATCAAAGGGGTGCTTTTATGTGTGTGTCGTGACAACTCTCTCAAAGAACAAGACCAACTTTACGGATATATATGCAACCGTCAACAAAAAAGTGACGAAATCTGCATTTTTTATATCACTCTACCCAAACATTCCAACTGCGCTTGGGAACGCTCGCCTTGATATTGGCGGCAAAGTTCTGCGCAATCTTCTCATCATCCCAACGCCCGAGGATAATCTTCTTCGGTTGACCATCGTCCAGAACATCACCGGCCTCACCAACACCGGCGATATCCTTGGTCAGAACGAAAGGCTCGTAAGCGTGATAGCGTTGACCGTAGACGATGAACATTAGACGAGTTCCTTCATGTAGGGGTGATACTTGGTTTCATGTTCCCAATACACCTTACTCAAACCCTTGCGGGCGGTGTGGTCAACAACAAAAAACTTGTCGCCCCGCTTGATTAATGCATGAGCCGACTTGCCAAGCAGATTAAGCGTGTCAAGAACGAACTTCTTTAATTCATCATCGGTGCCGTCGAAGAACTCGCAGTTTGTTACCAACGAGGACTGACCGGCTTTGTTGATGAACAGGATTTTGGAGGCGTTAGTCGCCATAAGTGATACGCCCATTCAGCGCCTTGACAGAATTGTTGTCAACAACAATCTTGCCAATGTCACCTCGGTCCTCACCATCCCACGCCACCTCACCGTTCAGCACATAGCCCCACGGTTTGAGGAAGTGCTCGATGATGTATTCGAGCCATTCGGTGTAGTAGTAAAACTTCTCGCCACCGTTCCACTCAATAGCAGAGCGGTCGGCAGAAGGAACCCACTGACACCAAAGACCGGGCTGGCCCTTCGGCGGAAGATTGTGGTCGAGCACATCGGGACCATTGCCCTGACCAGCGAAGCCATCTTCGTTCACGAAGTAGGCACCTTGCTTACCGACCGGGAGACCAGCGGCGATGCGAAGGGGGTCGGGGCGAGCCTCGGTGAGCGCAGCGTTGCGCTTCATGCGGCGCGTCTCAGAAAACTGATTGAGATACGCGGCGTGAGCCTCGGAGAGAGGACGGTCCAGTTCAAACCGCCCAGTGAACTCGGTTGTGTAGCCCATGTTACTTGGTGCAGCCTTCCGGCAGCGGCATGTTGTTCAGGGCGTCCTTAGCCGCGTCGATGGTGCGGTAGAGGAACGACGCATCGACCACGGTGGCGTCACCGAGACCGAGATGCGCAACCTGCGCATCAGCGAGGTTGGTGAAGTAGCCGAGGAACGTGAACGTTCCATTCTCGTTGCGAATGAAGTAGGGAGTCTTGTTCATGGTGATGATGATTGAGTTTTTTTAAGAAAAGTCAAGCTGGTTCAGCCAGACACGTGAAGATAATACTTCTCAGGGTTCTCTTGCTTGAGCACCCACTGAGCGGTCTCCTTCACGATTTCAAGGGCATTGACATACCACTTGAACGGTTCCTCGCCATCCTTTTCTCAGCGAACGATGACGTAGGTCGTGGGATGGGCCTTGCCGAAAAGGGTATTGACACCGGGGACGATGCCATAGACCTTGAGACCCTTCGGATACCAGCTACCGTCACGGTTGCTGAAACCGTCGTCCATGATTTCGCACGGCTTGCGGTCCACGATGGTCGTGCGAGCGAGTTCGAGTGCCTCTTCTCCGTTCTTGGGAAGCTCCGAAGGATTCGTGAACATATTCGGAGAAACCTCGATGTAGCTGAAAGGATTCTTCGCGACCACTTCGCGGAACTTGGCGATGGCAAGGTCGCAATTTTCGATGACCTTGTTCCAGTCGGGTTGCTGGACATACTCGTTGTGGTCAAGACCGATGACGCTGTAAAGGTCTTGCCCGATGCGGTCGCTGAGAATGTTGTTGATGCCGCCGCCGTTGTAGGACGAGCAGAAATAGCCAATCTTGAACATATGTTCAGGATAGAGCGCGGAGTCGATTTCGATTTTCGGCTTGTGGGGATTGTCGTGCCACTCCCCAACACGACCGAACTCTTCAGCGGCGCGGTTCTGTTCCTTCTTCCACGCTTCGCGCTCGGCTTCGGTCAGATTGGCGTCCTTGCCCCGAGCCTGTTCAACGGGGTCAAAATGCTTGTGGAAAATTTCGCTGGAAACTTTCTCCCAAGCAGCGTCTTCCTTTTCGATTTCCGCACGGCTCTTGTCGTAGCGGTAAAGATAAATGTCGAGTCCCATAGTGCTTTCAGGTTGATGGATTTTTATAAAAAGTCAAGAAAGATTTGCCTCCGGGTGGATACCACTCACACCCGGAGGACTTTATGGCTAACCGAAAATCTGAATGCCTTCGCGAAGGTCGGCATCGTTCAGCGTAGACAGGTTGTCGATGCGAGCCTGCACACGTCGGCAAGCTTGCTCCTCAATTGTGCCAGCTGCGAACACGATGTTCTGATAGGACTTGGTCAAACCACCCTGACGCCAGACACGACCGAGGGCTTGCACCAGTTCGAAAGCGCTGAAGTTCGGGCTCACGATGCTAGCACGTGGAAAATTGCCGTTGAGGTCGTGAAGGCTCACACCGATGCCGCCCGCCTTAATATTGCAGAGCATCACCCGGCGCTGGTCCGCATTGAACTCATCGATATGCTTCTGCCGGGTCTCAGCGTTCTGGCCGCCGACGATGTATCCAATGAGCTTGTCGAACTTCTTCGTCTTCACGAGACGTGAACGCAGGGCATCGATGCTGTCTTCGAAGTTGAGGAAGATGCAAACGCTCTTGCCTTCGTCGAAGAGGTCTTCCACCATTTCCGCAAAGAGAGGAACCTTGAGGAGTTCGCTCTTGCGACGTGCAGCCATCATGATGGCGAAGATGTGTTCGCTGTAGTTCTCACAGCGCTTTTCCAGCTTGGCGATTTCGCGCTCCATTTCCTCGTAAGCCTCCTGCACCTTGCTGGAATTCGCACCAAGGTCATATGCCTCGGCCACGATATGGCTCTCGGGAAACAGGTCTCCAAAGTCTTCCACGCGCATACGAGATGCGCACTTGCTGGTTTCAAAGAGATACTGGTTGAGCAGCATCATGGCCTTCTTGGCTTCGGGATTGTCCGCATTCCAAGACAGAGCACCATATCGACCCACGTCCGCAGCACCATGCACGCGGCAGAAGTCGCTGAAATTGTAGAGCGCGTGGAGACCGCTGAGATATCCACTGGCGCGCATTTCCATCGGAGTAGTCGCGAGAGTAGCAGAGGCCACGAGCACCTTGTATCCCTGACGCTTGAGCGCGATGAGCATCCACGCATTGGTGGTGTCATTGCCCTTGCAGCGATGGCCTTCGTCAAGAATGACCAGAGCGTTGGCAGGAAACTTGAAGAAAGGCATTTCCACAACCTCGCCTTCCTTCCACGGCTTCATCGGGTCGGGCAGCTTCTTCCACTTCATCCAAGGAGTGTTGCCACGTCCAATCTTCTCGTAGTTTACAATCACGAGAGGCTTGACGCCGAACTTCATCAGCACCTTGAGCCACTGCGGAATAACTGCCTTTGGGGAAATGAGGACGACGGGTCCACGATGTTCCCGGGCGATGGCCGCAGATGCATAGCTCTTGCCCGTGCCGGTTTCGCTCATATCCAGAGCGAAACCGTTTTCAACGAGTGAACGCAGCAGCGTATTGGCGTGCGGAATCTGTGGACGCAGAAGACCGGTGGTATCGGTTAGCATGTCGTCAACAGTGGCGACTTTTTATGAAAAGTCAAGCTCAACCACCACGTCCACCGCGATAGCTGAGTTCCTCATCACGGGTCTGCACACCGTTCTCCCAGCGACCGATGTAGTGATATGCCGCACCCTGCTCGTAGCCGTCGAGGGAGAACTTGATGGTCGGATACATTTCCGCCAGCTTGTTCACCACCGGAGTCGGAGGAGCCCACGCGCTGTTGAAGCGAACGCTGAAGCTGCGAGGCTTGCGCTCGACGCCAGAGCCGTCATATGTGCCCCACTTGGTTCCCCAGTTGTTGCAGCACCACTCGTAGCCGCCAGAGTTGAAACCATCCTTCGGACGGCCTTCCCAACCCTTCTTTTCGTCATCCCACTTCTTTGCAGCTTCATCGAGCCGCTTGAACTTGTCGGGATATGGAATCACGGCATCGCAGTTGAGTTCTCCCTCTTCGTTGAAAAACTTGGCGAGAATCTCGTCAAGGAGCTTCGGGTCGCCTGATACAATCAGGTCGGAGTCACAATGATTGGGCATGGTGGTATTTTGGTTAGCGGTTAAACAATATCAAGAAGTCTCATCTGCGGGCACGAAAATACCAAAGTGCTCTGCAAGCTCGGCATCTGTGTCCAGCGGGAGAATAGTGTCGAGGGATTCCTCGTTCTGTTCAATTGCGTCGATGGTCTTCATTTGAATGATGAGTAGCTTGAAGACTTTTTATAAAAAGTCAATTTTTTCAATCGTTCGTATAGAACGTTCTTTACGTGCCAAAATTCTTGAGCTTCTGCTCATTTACTCTCTGGATGGACTCGGACGGGTTCATACCGTGATAGAAGACTTCGTGATTTTTTCCAAGTTGGTGGTGACCGTTTCCGTTTTGACTGTATGAACGAGGTTCACCTTTGTTCCTTTCGGAGACAAGGCCACAACACGGTCAAACAGCGTGGCGGCTTTCTTCTTGGGAACACCCTCGCCGTGACCATAACAATATGTGGTGCCGTCCATAAGCTTGGCGACGACCATCCAAGTGTGGTATTCGATAGTTTTGGTTTTCATACAGTGGCTTGTAGCTTGCGCAGAGCGATGCGCTGACGCTTCGTGAGGCTACTGAAAGGAATGGGCATACGTCCATATTGACTCCAGCGCTTGGTCGGAGGAAGTTCAACGACGACTTGGTTACCAAAAATGAAGGCGATTTGGTATCGCCGTCCTTCATAGGATATGGTCTTCATTGTCCAACCAACTTGGTTGGAAAATATCAAAAGTCAACTAGAAACATCTATCACCAGACCAGTGCTCTCAACTGTGAATGTCACAACTCGTTCTTCTGGGAGAGACGTGACTGGGTTGATGAACACTATCTTGATTGGCGTCTCGTCGTTGAATCCGTTTAGGGCAGAACGCAGTTGGCCAGCGTTTTCAGATGTGTAGGATTGTCCGAGGCTCATGAGATATAACTACTTGCGCGGGTTGAAAAAAGTTAAAGAATATGCTCGACTTTTTATAATAAATGCATCACACTGTATGCATAGTAAAGAGTAGGACTCGATTCCGAAGATACTAGTTGCGGAGATGAAACTCCTAGAGTGGGGGACCGGAGGCTGCACATATGCCTCGAAATTTTTGACTCCCCCTGACTCAAGTAGTATAGCACACTTTTTATAAAATGTCCAGATTATTCGTGGGCGATTATAATTTTTTACAATTTGGCAACCTGTTAGTTATTCACAACTTATAACATTGCACAACTCGTTGCCACATAAGGCATTCCGTTTTTACACTTGACACTTCCCGTGGGATGAAACACCCTAGAGTCGCTAGGGGTAAATGGACATATGTCTAGGGTGTTTACCCTATGCGGAAACCCCTCATGGACATATAGATAGAACACCCTATATCGAGCATAGGGTAAACACCCTAGACCCACGGCCATGAACGGCCCTATCAACCTCAAGGCTGCTTCTGCTCCGGGCGATACTTCACGGTGCCGAGAAACGACACGAGTGAAGCCAGCATAGCAAGCGGCAGTGCCACATATGCCGGTGCCACTTTGAGCATCAACCAAAGAACCAGCACGAAAGGAACGGTTATCACGAGCGCAATCGCAAGCAGCATGATGCATATGCCAAACCAATTACTGGGAAGAATCACTTTCATATGAAGGTCAAGTTTGTGTTTCCTCGCTCTCACCCTTCATCTGCCGCATCCTGCTCTCGGCATATGCTTTCAGCACATAGGCGACAATCTCCTCAGATTCTCCACCTTCATATGCGCTACCTGCCACGACATAGAGGCTAGCTGCCAGAGGGCCATAGCCTAGCTCTTGGGCTCGCTTACCTAGTTGAGCGACACAGTCGATGATATCTTGTTTTGCTTTGTCCATAAGAGGGGGGGGCACCTAAATAT